GTGGACAGAGTGCGTAGGAAAAGGTGAGCAGATGGGAATTATAGACAAGATAAAGGCGGTGTGGGATAAAGTGTTTAAAGTAAATGATGCAAAAAAAATATTCGGAATAGAAATGGGGCGGTCATCTGATATGGATACTGCCCTGTCGAAGTACAAAGACATGCGATCTGGTATTCCGTATTGGTGTACCGGGAGGATAAAGCCAACAAGGTTTTCAAACGTGATTTGCCGTGAGATAGCAAACCTCACACTGTTCAATGCGGATATTCAGATTACAGGGAATGATGAACTGCAAAAGAGATTTGATAGCGTAATGAACACATTACAGGAGAAACAAGAGGAAAGCTGTGCGACCTGTGGAATGATGATCAAAAGTAATGGTGATGATGTGGAGTTTTTGGATCCGGATTACTTTCTGATTACAGACACTAACACGGACGGGGATGCGTTAGCAGCTATCTTTTTCTCATACCTCAAAAAAAATGACAAATACTACACAAAAGCAGAGTATCACAGATTTGAAGATGTCGGACTGGAACGTGTATACCATATATCCAGTAAGGCTTTTAAATCAGACAACAAAAATATGATCGGTACAGAGATCACGCTTGACAGGGTGGATGAGTGGAAAGACATTGAGCCGGAAGTTTACGTACATGGGTTAGAATATCCACTGTTCGTCTACTGGCGCAATCCTTACGCAAATGCAATTGACAAGGAATCCCCATTGACGGTCCCGGCATTTTCGGAGTGCATCGAGGAATTGAGATGGCTTGACATTGCATTAAACATGATGGGGGATGAAACAGAAGATAGTAGGCATATTACTTACGTACCACAGACAGCTATCGAATATGCAAATAATCACTCTATTGAATTGCCAAGATTTATTCAAGGAATCGAAATGGGAACGAACGAAGATAGCATCAAAGAGCACTCCCCAACATTATTAGTAACTGAGCGTGTAGCCGGTATTAACTTCTTGTTGTCCATCATCGGATATAAATGCGGATTTTCAAACGGATATTTCTCTTTCGATCAAAATCAAGGCATACAGACAGCAACCCAGGTAGAATCTGACGATAGACGTACACTGCATACCATCCAGGCGTTTCGCAACATTCTGGATGGGAAAAACCATGATGGAATACTACACAGAATCATCTATATCCTGTATGCAGTCGGCACAGCAAACGGAACTATCCCGGCAACTAATTACCAAACTGCATGCGATTTTGAAGACCTTGTATACAACTTAGAGGATGATCGTGCACGGTGGTGGAATTATGTTTTACAGGACAAGGTTCCGGCATGGATGTATTTTGTGAAATTTGAGAGCATGACCGAAAGTGAAGCGAAAGCAATGATAAAAGAAGCACAGGAACAGAACAAGCCGGACAGCGGATTGTTTGGCGAGGAATAGGGTACAACACATACCTTATTCTTTCGTAAACTTAAGAAAAAGGAGTGATATTATGTTTAAAAATTGCGTATTAAAACCAAACGTAAACACTGTTAAATGGCTGAAAGCAACAGGCATAAGATGTGTTAAGACGATGGCACAGACTGCACTTGGATTTGTAATCGTTGGAAAAGGAATCTATGAAATTGATTGGAAATATGCAATCGGAGTAACAGCCGTAGCCGGAGTGGCAAGCTTTCTTACATCTGTAGCCGGTATTCCGGAAGTAGAGGGGGAATAAAGATGGCAACAAGTACTATTAATATCATTGTTATCTGTGTTTTTCTGCTTTTACTAACGAAAATTCCCGGTGGAAAGGGTAAGTAATGCTTGCACCGGAATATCTCTTCCATGTGACAGAGGGAGCAGAAAAGATAACATCGGATATGCATAAGAACATCATGGACATGATCGTTGAGCGCATAATGGTCCGTATAGGTCGTGGGGAAGATTATCTTCTTACGGCTACGGACAGGTGGCAGATACAGGTATTACAGGAATCCGGCTACTTACTGGAAGACATACAAAAAGAGATTGCTGACAAAACGAAAAAGCAAGAGAGAGAGCTTAAAAGCGCATTCGAAGAAGCCGGTATAAAAGCTATCGAGAGAGACGATGCGATATATAGGGCGGTAGGCCTATCACCTACGCACTTACTGCAATCTCCGGCATTGCTCAGAATACTAGAAAGAGATTATAACGCTACGTGCGGAGAATGGAGAAACCTTACACGAACAACGGCAGATGAAGCACAGAAGTTGTTTTTGAAAGAGGTCGACACAGCTTACCGCATGACATCAAGCGGTGCCGTATCATATACACAAGCTGTCAGAAATGCTGTTGACAGGATGATAAAGCAAGGCGTTAAAGTATCGTATCCGTCCGGCAGAGAAATGAGCATAGAATCAGCCACAATGATGACTGTCCGCACAGGGATAAGCCAGTGTACCGGATCAATCGCACTAAAGCGAATGGAAGAATTGGAATGGGACACCATCTTGGTATCTGCACATGTGGGAGCACGAATTGGTGATGGCGGTAACAATCCAACGAACCACTTTTGGTGGCAAGGAAAATTCTATTCCCGGACAGGCAAAGACAAGAGGTTCCCGGACTTCCGAACATCAACAGGCTACGGAACGGTGACTGGTTTGTGTGGCGTGAACTGCAGACACTCTTTCGGATCCGGTGACGGTGAAAACAATCCATATGCGGATATTAACCTGTCGAGCGAAGACAATATCAAAGCGGAAGAGCGTGCGAAAAAGCAACGGCTTATGGAAAGACGCATTCGCAACAACAAGAGAGAGATTCAGAATTTGCAGACTGCTATAGATGCGAGCGGAGATGATAAGCTTAAATTCGAATTGCAACAAATGTATGACCGCAAATCAGCGGTACTCAGACGGCAGAATAAGCAGTATCGTGATTACTGCAAAGAAAATGACCTTAAAGAATATTCGGAACGGCTACGGGTAGCACAGTGGGATAGGTCACAGGCTGTGAAATCAGCAAAAGCAGCACAGAGATATCTTAATGCGAAAGGTGATGTAAAATGAGTGGATTGACAAGAATGGCAAAAATGTGCAGAGAGTGTCCGTTTAAGGACAGGTGCAAGAATAAGCGGTTGGAGAAAGAAGCGTATCTTATACCTTTTACCTCACCGATTATTGAAGATATGGCATCACCTGTATTAAAGGATCATGATTACAGAAATGTAAAGGTCGCAGAAAACACGACAATCACTATTGATGTAGAGGAATTGAAAGAGAGAATGCGAAAAGAGATATACAGGCAAGCCGGAATCGGATTGAATTATGGAGCGTAACACATGGAATTAATAACACAGATACTTGCTATATGCGGTGCTATATCTGTTGTCGGTGGTGCTGTTGCGGTGCTTTCCGGGTGGTACAAATCATGGAAAGCACCAAAAGAAAAACAAGACAACCGTATAGAGCAGATTGAAAAGCGAATAACGAACATTGAAACATCTATCACAGGGATTAATCAGAAACTTGATAACGATTATAAGAACATAAGGAATACGAGGGATGATATGAATCTATTAATGAGAAGTATGTTTAATTTGATCGAAAACAAAATCACAGGGAATAACATTGAGGGTTTAAAAAAAACTCGGGAAGAGCTTGTAAATGCTATGACGGACAAGAAACCAAAGGAATTATGAAAATATACTCTTTTACACGACCAGAACTTGACTATTTTGAATTAGAATGCAACTTCACATCGGATGAATTAAAACTGTTCCGGCTTCGTGCTAAAGCTATGCCTTTAGAGGACTGTGCAGAACAAATGAATGTGAGTGTGTCTACGGTCAAGAGATTGAGTAGAAGAGTAAATGATAAGATTGAAAGGGTGGTATAGGAATGAACTTCGGAGAAGCCATAAAATGCATGAAAAAGGGAAAGAAAGTTACACGCAATGTATGGAAAGAAAACTTTTTTAATGGAAGAAAACAGTTTATTTTTATTGGAAAAAACAAAGGTTTAACAGCAGAAACGTTTCTTCCAATTCCACCAGAAGATGAACACTTCTCGGACTGCATTATGAGTTACACAAGAAAAGGAAGCTTTCAGCCAAACTGGACACCAACACAAGAAGATATGCTTGCGGATGATTGGGAAATGTATCCGGCAGAGGAAACGGTAGTCGATGAAACGCCGAACATGACGGCAGATGCAATGATTGATCTAAAAAACCGTATTGGGTGGAATATTAAATTTTATTCTACCGGGGAAACAATTATTTCTGAGCACATGGACTATCAAAAGTTCTTAACCGGGGCAGAAAGTACATATACGCTGTCGTTTGCTGTTCCGAAAATGAAATTAAATGAATCAATGAAATTGCCGGATAAATGCCAGAATGTTATTGTTTCAGGGATTTTGTTCCAAGCGTATATTGCCAGGAATGTTTCCGATGATACACTTCGGCTTATAACCAAAAGTTCCTTATCCGAAAAAGAATTTTACACAATTATAGGATTAAAGAGGTGATTACATGATACCTAAAATTTTTAAAATAAGCGGATATCTCATAGACCCGACAGGAAGACTTGAGCCACACCACATTAAGGCGAAAATGCTTTATGGCTGTGGATTTCCACTTGTAGGACAGCACATTTACGTACAGAAAGCAGAGATTAAGAAGTTGGATGAAAAACATCCACTCATGCAAGAGAACTGTGATTTGGCAGAATGTGAGAAGTATTTCAATGACGAACCGCCGACAGTGAGCAATAGAAAAGTTGAACCTGGACAGGTGTATAGGCACTTCAAGGGCAAGACAGTGAAAGTTCTGTATATTGCACAGGATAGTGAAATGCCGGGACAGTTCAAGGTAGTTTACGAATGCTCTAATGGCGTGTGGTGCAGACCTTACGGAATGTTCGTAAGCGAAGTGGACAGGAAGAAATACCCGGATGTGAAGCAGAAGTATAGATTTGAGTTAGTGGAGAAGTAAATGCAAAAAGTAAATATTCTTGGAACGGAATACGAAATAATTAGAGAAGCGTTTGAAGACGAAACGATTGACGGCTTTTGCGACTATACAGCGCACATAATAAAAATCAGAAATAATAATGTAAACGAAGTTGGTGATTTTGAAAAACTTATGAAAAAGCAATTAAGGCATGAAATCATACATGCTTTTCTTGCTGAAAGCGGATTACAGGCAAACTTTGAACATTATAAACAGTTCGTACATGAAGAAACAATCGTTGACTGGTTCGCCATTCAATTTCCTAAAATCATGAAAGTGTTTGAAGAACTGGGAGTACTGTAAGAAAGGACATAGAAAAATATGAAAGATTATGTAGAAGTAAACGAAGAAAAATGTGGTGAAGTCCATAATTGCATGTGTGCAAAAGAAAAAGATGGTAAAATGTACTGCCGTGGGTGCGGTAGTGTCATTGCGGAACATATTAAAAATTCAAAACGCGCAAAATAATAAGTGATACTTTTTAGAGACTTTAACGAACTGTTAAGGTCTCTTTTTTATGCATAAAATAAAAGCATAGAAAACAATAAATGCTAATTTACAGGAGGTATGAGTATGAATCCATATATGTCATATACACCGTACATGCCACAGGATGCTTATATGCAAGACCAGATGGCATTACGACAACGGATAGACAACTTATCACAGGCTCAACAGCAATACAAGGCACAGCCACAGCCGAATGTGAACTGGATACAGGTGGCCGGAATTGACGGGGCAAGGAATCAGATTGTACAGCCGGGAACAACGGCTTGGATGATGGATAACAATGCACCGTATTTCTATGTTAAATCTGTTGACGGTGTGGGAAGTGTTACGTTTAAAGCTTTTGAATTTCATGAGGTACAGGCGAACAATCCACAACCTGTAGCGGAAAACATGGACGCTAAGTACGTAACAAGAGAAGAATTCAACAAATTACTGGATACATTGAGACCTCAGTCGGAAGAACAGAAAGGGGAGCTGACACATGAGTAATCCGTTAATGGGAATGATGGGCGGTATGCCGGGTGGAAACGGTCCATTCGGAATGATTCAAAGAATGATGGGGATGATGCAAAATACACAGAATCCCGGAGCAATGTTGCAGAATATGGCGCAGAGCAACCCGAACATCAAAAAGGCTATGGATATGTGCCAAGGAAGAAACCCGAAAGATGTATTTATGGAGATGTGCCAGCAAAATGGCATGAATCCAAACGACATTATCAATAAAATAAAGTGATATCCGGACGGAGTGCACACGTCTTGATAAATAAAAGAAAAGGAGAACCAACATGAACGAGGGATTAAACACACTTAGTGCTGCCGATGTAGCAGCAGTCACAAGAAACAACGATGGCAACATGTGGGGTGACGGTGGATGGTTCTGGATCATCATTCTTGCTTTCCTGTTTTGCGGTAACGGATGGGGAAACAACAACGGAGCACAGAACGCTTTTATTTCTGACGAATTCGTGAAAAGAGATATCTTTAACACAAATCAGAATGTGTCTAACACATCTTGCGAGACGCAGAGAGACGTATTAGAGAACCGCTATACCACACAGCTCGGCTTGCAGAACTTACAGGCTCAGCAGTCTCAGTGTTGCTGCAACACACAGAAAGAGATCTTACAGAGTAGATATGATGCGGCATTACAGGCACAGAACATGCAGGCACAGATGGCACAGTGTTGCTGTGATATTAAAGAAAGCATCTTAGCAGATGGACAGGCTACACGCCAGTTAATCCAGGATAACACGATTCAGAACTTGAGAGACAAGCTTGCTGATCGTGACAGAGATTTGCAGACAGCATATTGGCAGATCTCACAGGTATCACAGACCAATAACATTATTGATGCAGTGAGACCGACACCAAAACCGGCTTATATGTCTTGCAGTCCATACTTTGCGTATAACGCATTTGGTAATGGTTGCTGTGCAAGTGGGAATGTGATGTAAGTGAATGATATATCACTACTTGACTTTCTTACAGTGTACGGAGTTGCTTTGCAGATAGCGAATTTTAACAGTGATCTATCACAGGCGAGCAATTCTGACATTGAAAAACACTTGCATGAGCAAGACAGTAAGTATTTTTTAAAAATAATTGAAAACCAAAACAAAATCATAAGCATGTTGGAAGAATCCATATCTACGAAAAAGTAGTCTTGCGAACATAAAAGAGAGTAGGCATGCGCTTGCTCTCTTTTTTAGAAAGGAGAAAAAATATGTTAAATTCTATTGCTAAAAATGCTCAGACAGTAGCAACAAATCAGAATGTATTATTTACGGAAACAAGAGTGAAAAGCCGTAGATGTGCTTGTAACACAGGGTGGCTTGCACATGACAACGGCAGTGGACTTTTTGAAATCACAAACCGTGGAAATCTTCCAATGGCGGTCGAAGTTGAGTTTAACGGAAACGTTACGGCATCTGCAATAGGAGCGGTAGCGTTATCTATCAAACAGAACGGGGAACCGGTTTCTGGTACGGAAATGGACTATACAGTAGCAACGGCAAATGTGTATCAGAATGTCGGTGCTACTACATTGATTGCAGTTCCGGCCGGAAGTAGCGTCACTATATCGGTTGGAAACGTTGGTACAGTCGACACATTGGTTAAGGATGCGAATATCATCATTAAAAAGCTCTCATAGAAAAGGGGTGAGTTTCTATGATTGATTTTAAAAGCAACCTAGATGTCAAAACTCCGAAAGAAATCTTTGCCGAAATCAATGAACGGTTTATCGGAGCTGTCATGATGCACGGACAGTTTGCGGACTACTTCGATTTTCTTGGCTTAAAAGGCTTTAAGCGGATGCATGAGTACCAGCACATTGCGGAAAGCTTGGAACGTAGAAAAGTGTGCCGGTATTTTATAAACCATCACAATCAGCTTATTGATGATGCATTTGAGGGAAAAGTGAATGTTATTCCGGATGCGTGGCGAACAGCCAAACGGTTAAGCGTTGGGAAAAGCACAAAGCAGAAAGCCGTAGAAGATGGATTTGTTGAGTACCACAATTGGGAATCCGAAACAAAGGAAGTGTACGAACAGTACGCACACACGCTAAGAGAAAACGGTCATGTGGCTGATGCTATGTTCGTGGAATGTTTGGTAGAGAATGTAAGCGAAGAATTAAAAACTGTAGAATGTATGATTAACGACCTCATATCTACCGGATACGACATGGTATACATCACAGAAATCCAATCGGAGATTCACGACAAATACAAAAAGAAAATGAAAGGAATCGGGGTGTAATAAATGAGCGAGATAAAAAAGATTTTGGAAGAACAGCTTGAACGTGAGAAAGCATCTGCAAAGAAAGACTTAAATATGTCTAACTTACAGGCAATGTACATGATTACATCTACATTGTGCAATATGAAATCTTTGGAATGTGAAAGCGTACCGGGGATGATTGCGGATGCATCAGAAAACCTTATCAAGAAGTACAGTAACGGAAAGTACGATAAAAACATTGATGCACTATATGACCAGTATATTATGGCGAAAGAGATGTATCAACAGAACGGAGATCAGGCACACAGAGACAAACTAATGGAAAGTGTCGGTAAACTTATGGTAGAAGTGTACGACATGCTTTCATCTATGGTGATGGATTCAGATTTTGCAGAAGAACGGAAAGAGATTCAAAGGCAAATCAAGAAGCTTGCGGAAATGTAAAAACATGGGTACGGAGCACTATATATATTAATGTTACGATATATACGGTGAATCACATAGGACATTTTCTTTTCTTGCTTGATACACCTCCTTTCAATAAAGCCTAATAGCGGAATGCTGATTAAAGGGCGGTCAAACGCCCGTTAGGCTTTCCCTTAAGGTTGCGGACTTAAGGAACCGTCATCTTATGTTACATCCTAAAAATATAATATGATAAATTTTCATCCCGCAAAGGATAGTGCGCAGTATGGTGCATGGATTCATTTCCGGCTATCCTTTTTCTGTATAGAGTTAGTTACGGAACAATATGCAGATTGACCGTCAAATAGCCGTAACAGTGGTTGGAACTGTATAGAGGGAACACTTACACCAACCACTAACGGGATATAGTTCAATGGTAGAACAAAAGTCACAATACATCATCTCTTTGAAAAAAAGACTTATGTCCACGGTTCGATTCCGTGTATCCCGATTACCCCGACAGAGGTTCATCTGTCTGAATCCCTACCGCAGACGAAGCGGTTAATAAGAGACGTTGAGGAGGATATGCAACATGAAAAATATTATTCAGATTATCAAGGATGCTGGTCTTGAAATTTCAGATGAGCAGAAAAAGACAATCGAAGATGCAGTGAAAGAGAATTACAAAAGCGTATCTGACTATGATAAGCAGACACGAAAAGTAGAAACTCTGACACAGGAACGTGACAACCTTAAAACACAGTATGAAACAGCGAAAGAGACTTTGGACGGGTTCGAGGGAAAAGACTTCGATGCGATCACAAGAGAACGTGATGAGTGGAAGACGAAAGCAGAGAACGCAGAAAAAGAATGGAAAGACAAGCTTGAAGCCAGTGAAAAAGAGTACAACCAGAAGATTGAAGAAAGAGACTTCAATGACGTTCTGACAAAGGCTCTTGCGGGCGAGAAATTCAGTTCTGATTTTGCCAAAACAGGAATCATCAACATGATTAAAGACAAGGGTCTGAAACGTGAGGGTGAAAAGATTCTCGGTCTTGATGATTACATGAAAGAGCTGAAAGAATCTCAGAAAGACGCTTTCGTGACGGATGGCAAGACACCACCGGTATTCACAACACCTACAGAAAAAGGTGGAAGTGAACCGAAAGCAGAGCCGTTTGTTCCTGGAACTGTTTGGTAAAACCATACTGTGAACCGGCTATCAATAGAGGATAGTCGTTGACCTTAAAGAATTAGAGGAGAACAAAAATGGCAGAAACAACAAGAATTACATCATTAAACATGTTACTTGACCCAACCGGAAAAATGCTTCTTGCAGAAGAGTACGGAAAGGTCATTGAAAACGTCCAGAAGAACACTATTTCTGGAAAAATGAAGAATACCGAGCTTTCCGGTGATCCGTCTGCCGGAACCGTAGAAGCAAAAAGATTCGCAAATGCGACATCTAAGAATTACGGAACCGCCAGAGGTGCATCTAAAGGCGATGGAGTAAAAGGAAAGCCGGTTACGATTCCGATTGACGTTGATAAGGAGATCGTAGAAGAGGTTGAACAGAAAGACGTATCTCTTCTCGGAGTAGAGGGACTTATCGCAAAGAGAACAGCGAACCATGCGCTTAGAATGATCGCAGAACTCGACACTGAGTTCTTCAAAGTTGCCGGAACAGATGCGACAGAAGTTGATTTAACAGGTATTACAGCTATTGAGGAACAGGCTGAAACCATGATTCAGCAGTGCGAAACTACCAAGAATGAATATGTGGACGGAGTACCACGTTCTATGATGAACATGATCTGTACACCGAAATTCTACGGAAAAATCCGCACATATCTGGACAAAGTTACAGTGCCGGGTGTTGGCGTGGCTGACGAAGAGTTCTACGCTTATCATGGCGTAAAAACATTTTCATGCGTGCACATGCCGACAGACGTTGACGTGATCGTGATGGTGGATGGAGCTATCGCACAGCCTGTTAAATCCACACCATACAGTGCTGAGAAGATTCCTCTTTCAGAAGCATATGGCATTGAACTCTTCTACCATTACGGAACCAAATCTGTAATGCCTGACCTTATCTTTAAAAATAAGAAAGGTGAGTAAGCATGAGACGGTTTGAAGACTTGGAAACAGGAAGAATTTTATCAACTGAGCATGAAACGAGTGCTCAGTTGATGGAGAACAATACAAACAAATACAAAGAAATTAAAGGCGAAAACAAAGGCAGAAGATCTACCACAAAAGCAGATCAGAAGTAGCAGGGTGAGTATTATGGCGTACACAGATTATGAATTTTACAAAAACGAATTCTATGGTGATGCTGTTCCGGAAAGTAACTTCCTAAAATATGCAGATCGTGCCAGTGACCGCATAGACCAATATACTTTCGACCGCCTTGTAGACGGACTTCCAGAAAATGAGCGAGCTAAAACGAAAGTACAAAAGGCTGTCTGTGCGGTTGCTGATGAAATGTATAAAGTTGATCAAGCTAGAAATGCCCTTATGGACAACATAGGGACTATACAGAGAGAAGATGGGACGGTCATAAATAAGACCGTCTCTTCTATTTCTTCCGGGAATGAAAGCATATCCTACGCTACAGGCAGTAATGCATTTGTCAACAATAAGTATGTAGAACTTGCAACAAATCCCAAAAAAGAAAGTGAACACTACTTGCAAAAAGCAGTTGAATATCTCTTTAACACTACTGACGACAACGGCATACATCTTTTGTATGCCGGACTGTGAGGTTAATATGTTAAAAATCATCAAAAGATTGTTATGCAAACATGAAAAGAAAGTTCATGTCGGAACATATCTGGAAGATATCGGAAACGGGATAAAAGAAACAAGGCACATATGGAAGTGCGAAAAATGCGGTAAGAAGTTTTATTAACGAGAGGTGATACCAATGTATGACAAAACCATAACTGTATTCAACAAATATGTGAATCAAAAAGATGAAATATTTTGGTATTCGACCGTAATTAAAGGTGTTCAACTCATTGTTGATAAATCTGCAAACATTGAAAAAACAGGACTCGATACGGCTGACACGGCAACGCTCCATATTCTGTATCGCATGGTATCCAATGAAAAAGTAGTAGCTGGCAAAAAGTATCTTGAGCCTAAAAAATGGGCGAAACAAATTAACGATACGCTTGGACATACCGTCACATTTGCAAGCGGTGACTTTTTCATTGAGGGCGAACATGACGAAAAGATGATAGAAGACGAAGACTATCAGAGCCGGAGAGACGGTGGCTTTTACGATTATATGAACAAAAATCACGACAATGTATTCTTAATCACCAATGTCGGAACATACACACTTATCCCACATTTTGAGATAGGGGGAAAGTAAATGGCACGTAGCAGAATGTTCCATTTTCCGAATATTTCAATAGTTGAAGCTGACATCAAAGTGAATGTGAATCTTGACCGATTCGAAAAGCAATTCCAAGATGCTCAGCTTTGGTTAGATGAACAGGTATGGACAGGCACAAAAAAGTATATTCCACAAAGAGACGGGATGATGATTGATACAACTAATACGCAGAATGAAGCCTTGAAAGGTAGTGGAAAAGTTTATGCCGGATATGGTCCTTACGTAAGATTTTTGTACATGGGAAAAGTTATGGTGGATCCGGAAACTGGTTCGCCGTGGGCAAGGCCAAAAGCAAAAAAAGTAGTAACAGACCGTGATATCCAGTTTTCGAAAGAGCCAAACCCTTTTGCGACAGATCACTGGTTTGATTCTGCCAAAGATGAATTTGGTGATACATGGGTAAAAGGAGTGAAAAAACGTGCAGGCGGTGGATAGTAAAAAAGCAGTGAAATACGATGTTGATGGATACGACATTGTAACAAATGCACTTAAAGATTTGCTGAATCAGTATCCGGGATTGGAAACCGGAGAAGTGTTTAAATTCTCCACTCTGAAAGAAGATGATGGAATAGCATTCTATCCGGCATCCGGTGCGGTGATTGCACAGGAGAAAAAATCGATAACAGGTAAGGTGAATCAGCTTTGCAATTACCCATTTTATATCGTGTACAGGACATCCCGTGATTCTCCGAATATGAAAGCGGATATCAAGGAATTTCTTGATAGTGTAGGTAAATGGTTGGAACGACAAACAGTCGTGATTGATGGCGAAAAGCATAAGCTTACATCTTACCCAACACTTACAGAGGAACGAAAAATAGAAGAGATTACACGAATCACACCATCATATCTTGACAAAACCTATGAAAACAACGTGCAAGACTGGGTGATTAGTATGTCTCTCAAATACAGGAATATATTCAGAAGAACTAATTAACCGGGCATCAATAAGAAATGCTCGCTGACCGTAAAAAAATAACGGTAGAAAGGAAAGATAATATGGGACAGTTAAATCGTGAAGCATTAGCGCACTATTTAGACACCACATTCAAAAAAGTCTTAGAATCCGCAGAGTTTGAAGTTGTCGGAGAAGACATCGAAGAAATGTCTGTCGAACTCAACCCGGATACATCGACCAAGAAAACGATTCTTGGCAAGACAAAAACAACAGACAACGGGTATGAGCCGTCCATTAGTGCAGACCCGTTCTATGCGGACCCGGATTCAAAATTATATCCACACATTAGAGACATTGCACTTGACCAGTTAAAAGGTGATGCTTGCAAAACACTGATGCTTGAAGTGATCGTGGAAGACACAAGCGCAACGAATCATCTTGCCTATGTACAGGAAGTACTCGTAAAACCTCAGAGCTACGGTGGTGACACAGCCGGAGTAAATATCCCATTCAACATTTCGTTTGATGGTGATAGAACAAAAGGCTATGTAACAGCTGAATCACTTAAAACAGGAAACCCGAAGTTTACGGCTGGTACGATACCGGTAAGCGTAACTTCACTTGCTGATTAATTCTGAAAGAGGTGCATCTTATGAGCAATAAATTGATTAAGCCGTCCAATGAAAACAAAATCATCATTGATGATGGTTCAAAGTCCTATACTATCGAGAACAAAAAAGGAAAAAAACTTGGTGTGTTTGAGTTTCGTCCATCAGATACAAATATTGTAAACCGACTGGATGAAGTGATTGAATTTTTCAACACTTACAAAATTCCGGATGGTGAAGATGGAGTATCAAAAGCAGAAAAAGAGATTGTGGAAAAGATATCATATCTCATCAATGCAGATGCGGAAGAATCCTTTTTCAAGATTCTTGGGGCGTTTTCAGCACTGGAAAGCGGTGAACTGTATGTAGAAAATGTTCTCAATGCAGTTGCGAAAGTAATTGAAAGAGAATTTAATCACAGATCAAAAAAGGTACAGCGTCACATGAACAAATATGTGGCAAAGTACCATAACTAATGTATGCGTGGAAACTTCCCACTTCCTTAGATGTTAATGGCAAAGAATATCGGATACGCACAGATTTTCGTGTGATATTGGATATTCTTTCTGCTATGAACGACCCGGAAATATTTGAACCTGATATGACGGAAGAAGAAAAAAATCAAGAGCGTGCGCTTACGTTGTTGCAAATTCTGTATATTGATTTCGACAGTATGAACCCGAGAGACTATGAAGAAGCCATGAAAAAAGGCGGGGAATTCATAGATTGCGGATTCAAAGAAGACAGCAAAAAGCCAAGACCGCAGTTGATGGATTGGGAAAAAGATGCTCCTGTTGTCATCCCGGCCATTAACAAGACCATAGGAAAGGACGTGCGTTCGGAAGAATATATGCATTGGTGGACATTCCTTGGTGCATACATGGAAGTCGGAGAAAGCACATTTTCCACTATTGTCAGTATAAGGGACAAAAAAAGAAGAGGGAAAAAACTGGAAAAGTGGGAAGAAGATTATTATAAAGAACACAAAAACATGGTTGATCTAAAGACCAAAACACAGGAACGTAGCGAAGCCGAAAAAGAAGAATTAAGAGAACTTTTCGGGTTCAAGAAGAAATAACCGGACATCAATTGAAGATGTTCGCTGACCGTAAAAAATTAACGGTAGAAAGGAATTGCTATGGCACAGGCAGACGGTAGCATTATTATTGATACCGAAATCAACTCGGATGGTATGAGTGCCGGTGGCAGAGAGATAGAATCATCACTTAGGAAAATGGCAAATGAACTGAATGGAGTTAGTGCCAAAACCAAAGCGTCAATAGAGAAACAGATTGATTCGTTCTCAAAACTTAGCCGGGAATATGCTAGGCAATCCGAAAAAGTAGAAGAATTAAAAAGAAAAGTAGCCGAATATGGCAACCAGAAGATTCCGACAGAGGAATACAGGGAAATACAAGCACAGATAGACCAGGCAACAGCAAAGATGAATCGGCTCACAGAAGCACAGGAACGTTTTCTTGCAAATGGTGGGAAGAAGAACTCCAATACTTACAAGAAACAGCAATATGACATTGATGAACTGGCAAATACTATCAAATATGCTGAGGGAGAATTAAAGGACTTAGAAGCAAGTGGCACTGCATTCCGAACAGGAACAGGAACCAAAGAAGCAAAAGCCGATATGGAAAAGCTTGCGGTAGCAGAAGATAAGCTCGCAAATATCAATGATCGGTTAAATACGTCTTACAAATCTATAAAAGGAACTGTAGACGAATATAAGTCCAAAACGCTTAAAGCTTCAGATGCGAACGATAAAATGAGTTCGTCCGGAAATCGGGCATCAAAATCCATGAAAGGTGTTTCAAAATCTGCCGGTGGTGCAAGAATGAGCCTTGGCCGTATGCTTGGAATGTCCTTGCTTATGAGTGTTGCTTTCCGTGCGTTTTCGGCTGTGATGAGCGGAATCAAAGGGGGATTCGACAACCTGTCTCAGTATTCAAGTGATACGAATAACAGCTTGTCTATGTTGTGGAGCAGCTTGGTGCGTTTGCAAAACTCACTTGCAACAGCATTTGCCCCGATACTTTCCATAGTGGCACCGATACTGTCTAAGTTTATCGACATGATTTCGACAGCTGCAAGCTATGTAAGTATGTTCTTTGCTTTCCTGAGCGGTAAGAAAACATATACGAAAGCTATAGCAGTGCAAAAAGACTATGCGAAGAGTTTGGACAAGACGGCATCCAGCGCAAAGAAAGACGCAGACAGTACAAAAGATGTTGCAGACGCTACAGAGGACGCAACTGACGCTACAGAGGACTATCTTTCACCGTTGGATGATTTAAACCGATACACGGAACAACAGGATAAAAACAATTCTGGCTCTAAAAATCCATCAAGTAGTACGCCGAATACTGGCGGTGGCAGTGGAACGTCACCGATGTTTGAAGAAGTGGCTATCAGCAACGGTTTCTCCAGTCTCATGGATGATATCTTGGACAAGCTCAAACAAATCAGAGATATATTCATGAGTGGCTTTTGGGATGGACTTGGTGATTATAAGCCAATGTTGGAAGAATTACAGAACGACTTAATATCAATCGGGAACCATTTAAAAGACATCTTTACAGATGAAAATGTACAGGCAGCAGCACAGAGGTTTGCAAAGTCGTTCGTTTACAATCTTGGAAGAGTAGTAGGTTCGTTTGCTTCGGTCGGACTTACCATTGCGGTGAATATTGTAGGTGGCATCGAAAGTTACCTGTCGGAAAATACCGAAAGAATTAAAAAATGGTTGATAGAAATGTTTGACATTGGAACAGATGTAAACACCATTATCGGAGATTTATCTACGTCAGTCGCATATATTTTTAAGCAGACTTTTGGCACACAGACAGCACAGGATTTGACGGGCGACATTCTCGGTATTTTTATGACAGCTTTTGGAGAAGCTGCTTTGCTTGCAGCGAAAGCCGGAAAAGATATTTTGGATGCACTGGCAAAGCCAATAATTGATAACAAAGACGATTGGGTAAAAGCTATTAACGATACGTTAAAACCAATAGAAGAAGTTGCACAATCAATTGAGACGTTTTTACAAAATGTAGCTGATAGACTTACAAAGTTATATGACGAACATGTAAACCCGTTTATAAATGATATCGGGGATGGATTAACGAAAATCGTTGATACATTGCTAACAACCTATGATGAATACATCGCACCTGTACTGGATAACTGGGCGAAGAAATTTGATGATGTATTGAATGGACAAGTTGGAGATGCTATTAATCAAGTTTTAAATGTACTTGGACAGCTCATCGACTTATTAGGTGTGTTATGGAACGTTGTATTAGTTCCACTTATAGATTGGATTATCCAAAACATTGTTCCAATTCTCGCACCTATAGTGGAATGGATTGGCAATACTGCACTTGATTTGATTGGTACTATAGCGCAAGTAGTATCAGGCATAATGCAAATTCTGAGCGGATTAATTACATTCCTACTTGGAGTGTTTACTGGTGACTGGGGCAAGGCATTTGACGGATTAAAGCAGATGGCAACCGGACTTAGAGATGCATTAAATGGAATATTCAATTTTATCAGAGATTCCATTTTTAAACCAATTTCAAAGTTTGTAAAAGATGTTTTCAAGACAGACTGGACGCAAGCATTTGGAATTATCGGTGATTATATGAACGGATGGGCGCAGAATATCAAAAATATTTCCGATTCGGTAAAACAGATATTTAACGGTATTGTAAATTTTGTAAACGGTGTTTTGTCTGGGGATTGGCGAAGAGCGTGGAATGGAATTAAGAATATATTTGCCGGAATATGGAATGCAATGGCATCTGTGATAAAAAGTCCGGTAAATCTAATCATCAGCTTTATGAACGCTATGTTACGTGGATTCCAGAGGATGCAGAACGGATTTGCAAGTGCTATGAACCACATGAATATTCGGTTGCCAAAATGGTTGCAGGAGTTTACAGGTTGGAGTTCTGTTGGATTTAATATCGGATATTGGAGTCCGAATTACATCCCATATCTTGCGAAAGGTGCAGTAATTCCACCAAACAAAGAGTTCATGGCGGTACTCGGTGACCAGAAGAACGGAAACAACATCGAAGCACCGGAAAGCTTAATCCGGCAGATCGTAAGGGAAGAATCCGGCAGTGGACAGAAACAGCGCATTGAAATCCCTGTATATCTGAAAGGAAAGCAGATATATAAAGCAGTGGTAGAAGAGGGAAAAGTAGTAATGTCACAGACGGGTATGAATCCGTTTGAGATGGCGTAGGGGGTGACGATATGGCACAGGAGCATTTAAGATTCGGAACATACACCGCCCCGGACGTTGACGAAGATGGATATACAGTACAACTTGCTACAACCTCTACTGCAAAGTCTACACGTACACAAAAAGGGAATATGAAAAACACGGTAATGTTTACTGTAGAAGCATATAACTTAAAATGGACAGATATCAGTGCAAAAGAAGCGTCAAATATACTCCGACAGGTTATGAATAAAAATGAATTTGATTTCTACCATTTTAACGCATATAAAGCGCAGTGGGAAGTTGGAAAATTCTATGCTTCTAATTATAATCTTCCAGTTGTACGTCTTAATAACGGAGAAGAAAGGTATAGTGAATTAAGCTTCCAGGTAACTTGTATCAATCCGTTGTCATTATAAATAACTCCGGCTGTCGATTGAGACAGTCGCTGACCTTAAATAGTTAGGGGTAGAAGATGAAAAATGTAAGTAACAATTTTAAAAAAGTTATAAAGAATGGCGGGCCATTTTACTCTTACGCAAAAGTTTTATTTTCGGATGGTTCTGAAATAACACTAAACTCAGAGAATGATTTTTCCATTTCTGACAACGGATATTCGGAATCCGGCGGTGATGATTTACCGCTGGGTTCCGCTCTGTCCAAAACTATCACATTGTCCTTATTCAATGAGGATGGAAGATTTTCGGATTATGATTTCATTTATTCACAGATCACATTATACACAGAAGCAGACTTGGAAGATGGTACACAGGAAAGAATAAATGAGGGCGTATTTTATGTTACTTCTCCGGTAGCAACAGGAGAAGTAATAGAAATCACGGCTTATGATGCTATGTATAAAACCAATAAAGAATTTACTTCTCAGCTTTCCTATCCGGCAACTGCAAGAAACCTGTTATTAGAAGTCTGTGCGTTCGTTGGAATTACCGTTGCAGATGCTCATTTTAAGAACGAGGATTTTCAAATTCAGAGCATGCCGGAAAAGACAACGGCTCGTAAAATCATTGGATATATTGCTCAAATAGCGGTCGGAAATGCAATCATTAAGAATGGTTCACTTAGCATTAAAAGTTACGATTTTGAGCCACTTAAGGACTTTACAGACGGTACTCTGTACACGGAATTGTCAACACAAAACGCAAAGTACCATGTTTTATCCGAATATTCGGATTATCCAACAGTAGGGATGAACCCGGTAACGATTACCGGAATCCGAACTACAAAGCGTGTAAACAATGAGGACGTAGAATATCTGAACGGAACGGATGACTATGCATTGACCATAACCAATCCATTAATCACTGGCGCAGAAGAAAAAGCACTGGAATTAATCGGAGGTGTGTTGAATGGTGTGACACTGACATCGTTCTCAGGCACATTTTTCCCTTACCCGACCGCAGAAATCATGGATTGTGCTGTTATCGTAGACCAAAACGACAAAGCGTACAAAACAGTGATAACCACACATGATTTTTCCTATCCGGGAGAATCAGAACTGTCTTGCGGTATTAAAGACCCGGAAACAAATAGCAGTACATACTACAGTGAATCTGCCGAGATGTACCACAAAGCACAGGCAGAAGCGAATAAAAATCGAAAGGAAATGGAATCCGCTATTGAGAATTTGCAGACCACTCTTGCCAATGCAAAAGGAATGTACACCAGTAAGGTGAGACAGGCTGACGGCTCTTATATAACATATCTGCATGACAAGCCGACAATGAGTGAATCCGAAAACGTCATCAAGATTACATCCGATGCTGTAGGTGTATCAACAGACGGTGGGCAGACATATCCTTACGGCTTCTTTCTCACTGGTGATTTAGTGGCAAAAGTATTGTATGCTATCGGAATAAATGCGGATTATATCAATACCGGGGCATTAACTATCAGGGACAAAGACGGCAATATCACGTTTTATGCAGATACCGAAACAGGCCGTGTGGATATCCGTGCAGAATCGCTTTCCATCGGTGGGCAGACACTTGAAGCTATCGCAAACATAGCTGTCAAAAATTTTGTTGACAATGTATACACAAAAGACATCAATAATCTGAAAGACCAAGTTACAAACAAGATTGAAACATGGTATCAGCCTACCGACCCGGCGGTTAATTGGGGTGGAATTACGAAAATACCTTGGTGTGATGTGGATGGAAATACAATTCTCGACACAGACGGGAATGAAATGTATCTCTACTTCGAGGAAACCAAGGCATCTCATATCGGTGATTTATGGAAGAATACAACCACAAACGAAGAGTACCGATATTCAGAATCCGGCGAGTGGGTAAAAATGCCTGTACCGGATGCGGTGTTTGATGAAATTGACGGAAAAGCACAGATATTCATTAACACACCATCCACACCATATAGTGCCGGTGATTTGTGGTTTGACAGTTCCACATCTGATATTATGACGTGCGTAAAAAGCCGTGAGACAGGAGATTTTACCTCTTCCGACTGGGAAAAGCGTAACAAATACACAGATGATTCTGGCTTGAATGATTTTATCACAGCGACCTACGACCCTATCATTGCACAGATACAGGCACGTCTGGACGGGCAGATTGAAAACTGGTTTTACGATTATGAGCCAACCATGCAGAATTATCCGGCATCCGAATGGACAACCGAGACAACCAGGAAAGAGCATGAGGGAGATTTGTTCTACTGGAAGTCCAAAGGATATTCGTACCGCTTCACGCAAGAAGATGCTACCGGCACTTGGAAATGGCAGTTAATACAGGATACCGATATTACAAAAGCATTAGCAGCAGCGGAAAAAGCACAGGATACCGCAGACGGAAAACGAAGAGTATTTGTTGTACAACCGGCACCACCTTATGATATCGGTGACCTTTGGGTTCAAGGCGGTGACGGGGATATCATGAGATGCAAGACCGCACGTTCTGAATCTGCCACATTTTCTGAAACAGATTGGGAAAAGGCATCTAAATACACGGATGACACAAAGGCGAATGAAGTTAAAAAAGAACTTGACGCACTCGGAGAAGACTTACAGACACAGATTGACGGTAAGATTGAGACATATAACCAGTCTGTTAATCCGTCCGGAGCATGGACTACTGACGAACTGAAAGCAAATCACAAGGGAGATTTGTGGTATAACCCGGATGAACAGAAAACAAAGAGATGGAACGGCTCTGCATGGGAGGAAATGCCGGATGCTGATGCAATAAGTGCAAATAACCTTGCTATGACCAAAAAGCGTGTATTTGTTACCACACCATTTCCACCTTATGACATTGGGGATTTGTGGGTTGGTGATGATACGTCAGACTTAAAACGATGTGTGACAGCTAAGAAAGATGGCGAAAAGTATAGTCTAGGTGACTGGATTAAGGCAGTTAAATATACCGATGATACAACCGTTGAGAATTTTATCAATATAACTTATGCAGAAGATGTTGAAAAAATCAAAGAACAGCTCGATCAAAAAATTGAAACATGGTATCAAGATGAAGACCCGGCTCTTTCTTGGACAGCAGTAGAAACAACTGCATGGTGTGATGTTAGCGGAAACAAGATTCTTGATGTGAACGGGAACGAAATCTTGCTTGTCATAGAATCAGAAAAAGCCATGCATGAGGGAGATTTGTGGCACACCAAGACAGGGAATAAAGAATACATTTATCAGAGCGGACACTGGGTTGAATCCTCTATCCCGGATGAAGTATTTGATAAAATTGACGGGAAAGCATCTATCTATGTCACACAGCCAAAGCCACCTTACGATGTCGGTGACACATGGTTCACAGGTACGGATATAAAGGTGTGTACGACCGCAAGAGCAAGCGGAAACTTTGATGCTTCGGACTGGGGAAAGAAAGATAACTATACGGATGATTCCACGGTAAATGATTTCATTCAGAATACCTACGACCCGAAGATAGAAGATATTCAGACACAGATTGACGGCAAGATTGACACCTATTTCTACGATTACGAGCCAACACTTAGCAACGTTCCGGCATCCGCATGGACAACCGATGAATTAAAAACCGTGCACAACGGTGACTTATTCTTCTGGAAAACAAAAGGTTATACATACCGATTCCTTAAGATTGACAGTGTATGGCAGTGGTTCCGCATAAAGGACAGCCAAATAGACAAGGCAATGAAAGATGCGTCTAACGCACAGGACACGGCAGACAGCAAGCGTAGAGTATTCGTCACCACGCCGGCGCCACCTTATGATATCGGTGACCTTTGGACACAGGGGAAAAACGGAGATTTGATGCGGTGTAAAGTTGCTAAAGCATCCGGCGCATTTGTAACTACGGATTGGGAGAAAGCTGTTAAATATACGGATGATTCCGCAGTAGATGACTTGGACAAAGCACTGACACAGGAAGATATCTTTAACCGACTGACAAACAACGGACAGGTTCAAGGACTGTTTCTTAAAGATGGAAAAATCTATCTTAATTTCTCTTATGCAGAGGGCGGTACGCTTAAATTAGGTGGAAAAGCCAACGAACAAGGAGTGCTTGAAGTATATCATTCTGCTGGGTGGAAAAGCATGTCTATTGACAATGAAGGATTGAAAACATATGGTGGGCAAAAAATCATTTCATACATAGATGGAGTAGATGACTACGGCAAATTCACAGCATATGTAAAGCTTCAAGGCGGGGTTGATGTTTCTATGAATCGTGATGGGCCTAGCGTTGTGATTGAACCACAATATATTAGAATGATTGATTATACTGGTACAGAAGTAGCATCTCTCGATGCAAACTACGAATGGTCGATACGTAAAAATGTTAGTATTACAGGTGATTTTTCGGTAACAGGTAAAAAGAGCAGGGCAGTCAACACAAAAAGTTATTCAAGAAGACTTTTGAACGCTTACGAAACTCCGGCACCAATGTTCGGAGATGTCGGAGAGGGCACAATAGGAGATGACGGAAAATGCTATATCAGCATTGACCCGATATTCTTAGAAACTATTGCAAGCGGTTGCAAATATCAAGTATTTTTGCAGAAAAACGGAAAAGGTGATGTATGGGTATCTGAACGTCATGAAACATACTTTGTCGTAGAGGGCACGGAAAGCCTAAACTTTTCATGGGAAATTAAGGCACGCCAAAAGGACTACGAATATGACAGAATAGATGTTTACAATGAAAACGTAGAAGAACGGGATATCGATTATGCATATATCGGTGAAATGGAATATCAGAACTATGTAGATACGATGCAAGCGGAGGTATAATATGAAAAAAATGTTAACCAGTTTTACAAAATTTACAACAGGGGAGGGTGAAAGAGTTTCTTTCACTTATTCCGAAGTCTCGGAAAAAGGAGAATTGCTGAATCCAAACGTTAAGGGAAATTTTATCGTAATGAGTGATGAACTTTTATCTCATTTGAAAGCGGTAGATGACTATATTAAAGAAAACTATCTCAAGGAGGAATAATTATGGCAAAATGGACAGATTACACTACAGATACAAACCCGACTGATACTGATGAGGTTATGACACTGGATGCGGATAAATCCCCAAAAGCAAATAAGCGTGTCACATTGTCTACTTTAGCTGACTACTTTTTAGACAAGCTCGCAAGCAAGGTGTTTGCAAAATTAGAGACGCAAAACAAGACGGTTATAGGGGCACTTAATGAATTAAATAGCAAGCTCAAAATAACGGCAATAGCTCCAAATCCATTAGACAAAGGAAACGGAACTAGTTCGTACAAGATTTCACCGAAGATTATTGATCAAAGTATTCTGTGCGTGTGCAGGAGCGAAGTGTACTTAATTACGCTAGGACAAAAATCGGCTACTATTTTTAATGGTATCTTTTTGAACAAAGTATTTGATGCAGTGAGTGTAAAAGACGCATCTGTAAAACTTGCTGAGAATAAAAAAGATATTATTTTCACTTGCGAATTTTACGAAAATCCTATTTTCATTGGTAGGTTTTGATTCATCTTTTTAAAAAGATTAAATAGCAACGGACTTTTTTCTAGGAATTATAATGTAATGGACTGGAATGATATTGAAGTTCCTGGTATCTATTCCGGGAATGGTGAGGTAGCTAAAAATGCACCTAATAAATTGGGATGGCTTAATGCTATTGCGCTTGCTAGTAATGCAAATAGCCAATATATGACTATTATTGCTTGGATTGAAACGGATTTATATACTAGGGAATCGAATAGAGGTGTATGGAACGAATGGTCTAAACTCAATCTTAAATAAAATAGCAAGGCTCAGACGCTCACTTATATCGAATGTAGAATTAATGCATCAGTCGGAACCAATGTAATAAAAAGCGATACGATTATTGATGGACATATTCCGGAAAATAGAGGATATATTCCTGTTGTAATAGGTCACAGTAATTCAAATGATTGTTTTGACTACATATTTTATGATGGAGGAAGATGGTTAATAAGAACTAACATAGCACAAAGATTAAACATTCGTTTTTATAAGTGCATAAAATAGCAAGGCTAAATCTGGTGTTGTAAAAGTCTCTGATCTTGCTGAAGCTTATACAAAATATAAGACATGTATGATGCCAATATATGTAAGCGGCAGAGAGAATGTCGGGGATTATTATTTGATCCAGATGTATCGTAGTGAAGAGTATGGACTTCAAATACTCTTTGCCCTCGGGGGTAACATAATTCGTTATAGAAGACTTTATGGAACTTGGACGGATTTTGCGCAGATTTATCCGGTTTAATAGATCAGGGAATATTCGTCTATTCCCATTTAATTCACTAACTGAGTTTTGTGGATTAATCAAAATTTGCATTCAAAACGCAATTTTTAGACAGGAATAAACAAAGAGAATATACAGGAAATACCTCTTTTGAGAGTAATATAATTCTTGAAAGGGGTGTTTTTATGAACAATATTGAAAACATAATAAGAAATGTAACAAGTGCTATGTAAGAAGTTTTACATCTGACCATTTAGAATCGGTTAAAAATCCCTTGCTATTTAAGAAAGTACGGGCACAGCAAAAAAAGTAGAAAATGCCATGATTATTGTATCACTAAGAAAAGGAGAATAAATATGGCAACAATGAGTGAAGAAACCATTTGCGAAGTAGTCAAAAGCTGTGCCTACGGTTACACGGTAGACGAATTGGCAGAACACTACGGCATGGAAAAAGCGGATGCAGAAAAATTCATGAAAGAGCATGCAACTGAGATTGCAGAAACGAAAGAACATTTAAAACGGGAGGGATATATTGAGTAGGGTAGTCGATGTTTCTGAACATAACGGGAACATCGACTGGGCGAAAGTAAAAGCATCTGGCATTGTAGGTGCTATCATCAGATGCGGATACGGACAAGATCAGACCGGACAGGATGATAAAAAATGGCTGAGAAATGTATCTGAATGCGAGCGTCTTGGCATCCCTTACGGTGTATATCTGTATTCTTACGCAAAGACCACAGGTGCAGTACGGGGAGAAATCAACCATACATTAAGACTTCTAAAAGGACATTCTCCGGCATGGCCTGTATATTTTGACAGCGAACAGCGGGGAACGCAGGGCGTTGCAAAAGCCAATGCAAAAGCATTTTGTGACGCAATGGTGGCACATGGCTATAAAGCCGGAATTTATGCATCTACATCTTGGTATAAGAACTATATCGGTCAGACATGGGGATATTCTCTGTGGATTGCATCTTACGGCTCTAAATCTGCCGGAGTAGACGGAATTGATATGTGGCAGTACACATCGAAAGGCTCTATTCCTGGAATCCCTGGAAATGTAGACGTGAACTATCTCTATAAGGATTTTGGCGGTATGGTAACTCCGGTACAGAAACCGACTGTAGCACCGGCACCTAAACCGGTAGATGAATCTTGGAAAGGTGACAAGCGGTATTATCTCAATAATTCCCGTGTTGGAGAATGGCAGAAAGCCATGAACAAAGGATTTGATACCAACGCACTGTCTGTTGATGATAAATTCGGTGTCGGCTCACAGAATTTTGCTAAAACGCATATCTTATGGGCAGGCCAGACACACAACTGTATCACGGCTATCAGATGGCTTAGACGCACCCTCAGAGACGTATATGGCTTTACCAAGCTGTCTTACGATGAGGGATGGACAGACTACCTCGGGAAGTGCGTAGCAGTATTCCAGAGGAACAGAGGACTTACACCGGATAGAAAAGTAGGACTTGACACAACCTACTGGCTCTTATCCGGCATCGTAAAATAAGATAAGAGCATTACACTTTACATACAATACCAAAACACCCACTACCGATTGCTCGATGTAGTGGGTGTTTTTTATTTTAATAAAATCTTATCCGGAACAAGATTCAGTGTAGTTTGATAATTCGCCGTGAATGTGTGATCATCTTCGTTTAGTACCTCATTCCACATACCTAGAGATGTGCCATACGGTTGCAAAATCAATACACTGTCTATGGTAGGATACTGTGAATCGGATTGCTCGTAATTCCTGTAAGTGCCAGTTATGGATACGTGTATTTCGTAAGGATACTTAATTTCACGATACGGTTCGCTGTCATGGTTGTATATGCTCGCTGTGATCGTCTCGATCGTATATGTAGTATGGCCGGATAGAGTGCATGTTGTAAACTCACCTTTTTCTACAGGGATAGGAGTTCCGTCTATTACTTTTTCCGGCTCAGATGTAGAGTGTTCAATATTGGTTACGTTTGTATAATATTTATTTGTCGGAGATTCAACGATTCTTTCCTGTTTTTCCACAACTTTTGTCTGAGGTAATGCACTCTTGACGGATGCGGTATTATTCGATGATTTACTTAACAACCTTTCGTCTACAGACTGCATTATTTCCGATTTAAGCGTTTCTTTTTCATCATCGGTAAGTTTGTCCTGTTCATCTAGCTTCGCCTGTATATGGCTGTCTAAATCACTCAGAATATCTTCCCTCAGTTGTTTATTATTCTCTTTTATGGCAGATTCTATCTTTTTGTCCACTTCGCTTTCGGTTAATCCAGAAGAGCAACCTGTTAAAGCAGTCATGGCACACACAAGGACAACTGCCGTCAATCTATTTTTCATAATTTTTATACATAATATGGATTTGGCTTTCCAAGGATAGCAATCAAATCTATAATCACACCAATGAAGAGAAGACCAAACGTACATATATACAGGATTCCCATGCCTATTTTCCCCTCGTAAAATTTATGTGCGCCAACAAATCCCAAACATAAGCATAAGAAAAATGCTATCCATTTATTTTTCGGACATCCATAATATCTTGCAGAGGAAGAAGCAGAAGCACTTGCACTGGAACTTGCGGAAGAAGAAGCGGACGGAGCGTTGTTTATAATTATACTCTGATCTTTGCTTTTTAATTCTTCCACCTGTTTACCACATTTCGGGCATATTACGCAATCAGAATCTATCCGTTCTCCACAATGCTTACAGTATTTTTTGCCGTCATCCATTTTTATGTTTCCTTTCAATTTTTTATATAGTATGCTATGATTATATTCTATTAAGTAGTTTTCTTTTCTTTTCTTCGAATTCTTGCTTATTGATTGCTCCACAGTCAAGAAGTTCTTTCAATGTTTTTAACTGATTTAGATCATTTGCAACATCTGCGGTAGATTCTGGTTTTTCACTTATCTTTTTGTTTAGAAAATCCATAAATTCTTTATATCTTTTTTTGTAATCTTTTCCTATAACCGAAAGAAGTAAAGAATTTGGATCATTTTTAACCGTCTTCTTCCATCCTTTGTCCATCCATTTTATTTGCTTGGCCTGTTCTCCCGGAATTATAAATTGTATATATCCATGCCCCCACCAAACACTTGGTTCCTTGCATGTTATACCGCTAATGTTTTGATAATAGAATTTTCTCCCTTGTTTTCGAGAATCTGTTACATACATAGGAATAATTTCTACATATTCATCACAAGCAACAAGTTTCCCGAAAAAGCTATCTAATTCCAAGACCTTTTTATTCTGCATATAAGTACCTCCGCATACATAGTATGCTATCTTCTTAATACCGCAATCACAACTCCAAACCTTACCCATTGTTCCATGTCTTCAAAACTATTTGGATCAACTTCTATGACATCACCGAAGCCGTTGATCGGGACTAACTTTATCTTACCTCTCTGCACATACCGCCTTATATACGCACGTCCTGTTTCTTTATGTATAATAATCACGGTATCACCGTTTCTTGGCACTCTTTTGGATATGCAGATGATATCACCCTTTACATATACAGGGAGCAAGTGGTTGCTCGTTATCTTTATGCCACAATGTAATGTCTCACCGTACTTTTTTATGTATTCCGGGCAGTATATCCGTTCTTCGTGTGAAGAATCCAATATCATACCGTCAGCCATCTCACCAGTGGGGCATAGAACATCCAACATGTTTTCGGGATCCGTTTCCAATACTTTCATAGAGATTTCATAATCCATCTTACCAAGAATATACGCACGTTGTCTGTCGGTCAATTGCCTGTACTTTCCCAATACCTCGTATTCCTTAGAAGAATACCCTAAGAGATCAGGGATAGATTTATGAGTTAGTTCCGACAACCTTAGTGCTAAGAAAACGTCAAGATTATTAGTCTTCCGTGAAACGATGTTTTTGTATGTAGACACAGACACACCCAGCATCTTAGAAAAGAGAACTTGCGTAAAATCAAGGCTTTTCCGCTCTTCTTCGATGTTATGTGCGAAGTTATCCAACATTTCATTTTTTGTTAGCATTATGTCACATCCTGTCGAAAAGGCTAATATCTTGGCTATTTTTCATCTTTTTTGTAAGAAAAATACGATATTTTAGCCAACATCTTGACTATGGTTTTAAGTTATAATTTATTTAAGTATTACAATGTATCATTATAAAACAAAAATGGCACTTGTCAAGCCATTGATAGGAGGTAATCTAATGGGAAAGGACGAAATGAACAGCAAGAGCAACAAAACATGGACTGATACTTATGAAAACGAAATCAAGCGGATGATAAAAGGAATCCGTGACCCACGCCTAATGCGTTACATCTATCTTGTGGTAAAAGATGCTATCAGCGAAAACATTGACAGATAGAAAACATATGTTCTATAATGTGGGTAATCGCTACTGGAATGACGTGTCGGTGTATTGGAGGGATTTATGTGGACGAAGAAAGAAATTGGTACATAGAAAGAATAACTAAGCTTATAAATCAATGCGATGATATAGAAGTGCTTAAAATCATACATCGCATCGTAGAAAAACTTATAGGATAATAAGAAAAGGACAAGGGTTTGCGCATTACCCTTGTCCTTTTCTTATTTCCTAGGAATAGAATCAATTATTTTTTCGAGAGTGTCCCATCCGTCATCATCCAACTTTGCCAAAGCTGAAATCAATTGTTTTTTGAAACTTTTTTCGTCTGCTGAAAGTATGTCAGATAATAAATCTGCAATTTGCTCATTCTTGGATTTCTCCAAAAACATTTCTGCATCTTCACCACGTAACCAATTTTCGTTTACATTAAAAATTCTGCAAATATCTTTTACAGTTCTGTCTGCAAGAGATCTATTCCCAGTTTCTACCAAAGAAATGTAATTCTTTGTCAAATTCACCTTTTTAGCAAATTCCTCTTGTGACATTTTCAGCTCTTTGCGCAGAAGTTTCAAACGATTTTCCATGTTATCACCTCCTTACAATTGTATAGTATCACATATGTCATACAAAGTCAAACTTTTTTACAAAATAAAGGTTGACAAGTATGACTGTGTATGGTATTATAATCACACAAAGTCAAACAGGGAGGTGATAGCAAAAATGATAACTGCATCGGTTATTTGCACGGTATACGGGATAACTGCATCGATTGTGGCATGTATCGTATTAAAACTTGAAAAACCGTTCTGGTTGTTCTTGAGAGTGCCATATTTGACTTGCAGTTCTCAGATGTCAATAAATCTGGCAATGGCATTACTTCTGTTTTACTACATTGGACAAGTCAATGCATAAAACATCAAAAAGTGATTTTGCCGTATTAATCTCTTGCTTTTGAATGCAGATATCTAACTCATTTATTTGCTTGTGTAACTTCTTCGGAACATACAGATAAAGCATTCCTTTGGCTTTATTGTATTGAGAAAGATTTACACGAGAACATAATTCAAGACAATTTCCAACAGATTCAATATAGGCTTCAATGACGGAAAATTTTTTATCGAGAGTAAAATCTAATTTTCGCATTTTGATTTGATGCCGATTGTTGGCGATTGTTGTTAGTGTTGGCAGAACAAGAGAACAAAGAGTTATCAAAAGAGCAAGATTTATCGTAAAGTCAAATTTCATTTTATTCCTCCTTTCCAAAGGAAAGTATAGCACAGAAAGGAAGTGAGTGCATGAGTGAGAAAGAGAAAAAGATAGTTGAGAAGCTTAGTAAGGCATTGCCGAATTTATCAGAATTTAAAAAAGGCTATCTTCTTGGAAGAATAGAGGGCCTGGCAGATGAAGCAGAAAAGAAGCCGGACACTCCGGCGAAAAAAAACTAATGGATGCCGGAACCATAACAATTGAATACAGGTAGGTGATAACAAAAAATGAAATTATTCAAGCCACGATGGGTTGTAAGAATTTGCATTCATAAGAATCCAGATAAAAGTGATATGGATAGTTTACAGCATCTAAAAGAGGGATATTTCTTTTACTGGAATGCAAGGAAAGAGAAGAAAAGACTTTTTGGTATCCCTGTAATTTCAGTTCAAATATGCCACATTCCATTTAGAAAAAGGCACCCATATTTTCCATTATGGCTTTCAATATTTGCTTTAATAGCCGGAATAATGAATACAGGGAGGTGACAACATGGAGCAGGACAAACTTTTAAAAGTAGATAAAACCATTGAAAAACTGTGTGACTTTTTGCAGAAAGAAACAGAACGTGTTGAATCTATTTATGAAAGTCAGGAATTGGCCGAAATGACAAAAGCTCTGGCTGAGCTGATGTCTGCCAGAGCAAAGTTTAATTAGTTTTCCTTTTCACTAAGGTCAACTAATTTGTTGTAGATTTCCTGCATGAATTCAGCAACACGTTCTCCACCGTCTTTATTCGTAGAAGTGTTGGAGTTTGAAAGCTTGGCTACAGTAATCTCAACTGTTTTATTGATTAAATCTTGATTTCTGGTCATAAAATACTCCTTTCTAGATTACTCGGCATGGCAGTGCCTGTATAAACAGTATAGGAGAATCCAGAAGAAAAGACAACATGCAATGGAAGAGCCAAGAGGTGAAAGGCTATGGAGCTGAAATGTTAAGCACTGAATGTAACTGAGATGGAAATGAATGGCAGAGACTAGAAAAGAAATGATATGGCTTTGTGTCGCTTAGAACGGATTCGAGATGTATCAGATCAGCATGAACAGACACGAAAAGATAAGGAATTGAAGAGAGAAGCTCTGAAACGGAATAGCGAAGCGTAGAAAAGCTATGAAATGGAGAGGCTCAGCCTGGAGAGGCGGGGCGTAGCAACGAAATGGAAAAGCATGGAACATCACAGAACAGAAACGGAAACGAATAGCGTAGAGTAGTAGAGTAACCAAAACAAATTGAAAAGGAGAAAACAGTATCATGAAAGAACTAAAAGTAAGAATCACGTTCACTGAGGAAGTGTTAGGTTCTCAGTGTGCGGATAAGGAGATTCACCGGACTTATATTGCATCCAAAGCACCGGACGCACCGTCACGTGAGGACGAAGTAGCAACACTGGGTGTAGATGCAGTAGAAGAGAAATCAATGACGATTTTCCACAAATACGAAGACGGAAAACCGTTCGTATATGACTACCAGATAAAAGGAATGTTCAAAGATTCATGCGGAATGCTCCGCAAGGTTAAAGGTAGTGAATCATCAAAAATCAAAGCGTACAAAAAGGAGATTGACGGTCTTATTTTTGTGAAAGAGCGCAAAATTCCACTGATTTTTGACGGGGATATGGGAACGTGTCAGAGACCGCTTCGGGCAAACACACCACAGGGAGAAAGAATATCCCTTGCATGTTCAGAGACCGTTCCGGTTGGCACAACAATGGAATTTACTGTTCAGTGCATGTTAGACAGTCATGTAAAACTCATAAAAGAATGGCTTGACTACGGAGAATTGAGAGGTTTTTCACAGTGGCGAAACTCCGGCAAAGGACGCTATGTTTGGGACGAACTGGACAAAAACGGGAACATCATTGGCGGTAATAACGTACATAAAAAGGTGAAAAAAACAGGTACGAAAGGCAGTAAAAAAGCTTAAAAATATTTATTTTTCAATGTATTCAAATTATTGAAAAGGTAAATGCGAAAATAGCAGTTGATTTTTGGTCAAATCGCAAGCCACTTAGCAAGCCACAACCCTTGAAAAATAAGGGCAAAACGGCAACTGGTCGCAAGCCAAACGACACTCAGATAACAATCAATTGACAAGCCAAAATTAAAGAAATTTTCAAAAAATCGAAAATTTTGACAAGCCAGTTGACAAGCAAATGACAAGCTAAAACCCTTGAAAAATAAGGCAAAACTGCTTGTCAAGTGAAAACGGTTAGCAAGCCACATAACAATCAATTAACAATCAATTCGCAAGCCAGTTGACAACAATAGAAGAATATAAAGAAGAATAAGAATAAAAAGAATATAGATATATGTCAGACACAATCGGTCTGACGATAAAAAAGGCGTAAAAAGTGCCCCGCTGGTACCGACATACCAGACAGGGCGGTGTACCGCTAAAGAACACTTAGCGAATACAGGTTTATTATAACACATTCTCCTGTAATTCGCAAATCTGAGGAACAGGAGGAAAAGCACACATGACAATGGCAACAGAGATCATCCGCAAGTTGAAAAGAAAATTAATCTTTTGGCGTTGCTTATGGTTAGTCACATTCATTGCAATGCTGACACTTATGATCGGGTAGGAGGTAGAGCGCATGGAAGACAAGCTTGATAGCACTTGTGATAACACTATACGCATTGGCGGTTATGATAGCCGGATGTGTATAAAAAAGAGTGCCGATGGAAAATCCAGTCAAGCACTCAGAAAAACATTCAAAAAAATTATAACACATGAAAGGAGATTTGAACATGGGGGAAGAGAAAAAAGAAAACGATACAAGGGCAATGATGCAGGCGTATATAGAACTTGGTAAAAAACTGAACACGGAAAAAGTGATGGAATCATACGCTTATATGCATGGACAGTTAGAAGTTTTAAGGAGATATGTAATGAACCGCGAATACATAGACAGCAAAGATATAATCGCAATGATGGGATGGGATGAAGATGGAGAACATTGAAGGATATGACCATTGGAAGACCATACCGCCGGAGCCGGAACCAGTAACTTACTGTAGCTCATGCGGTGTGCCGATGTATGAGGGTGAATATCTATACACGGTAGACGGTGAGAAGCTATGCGAAGATTGCTTGAATGACATGTATAGGAGGATGTTATAAATGGCACTTAAAAGCTACGAGGAATTAGTGAAAGTCGATGTAAGCCAGTATTGCGAAAAGCGAGATGGATTCACGTATTTGAACTGGGCGAAATGTATTGAACTGCTGAGACAGAATGGTGCTACCGAGGTGTATTGGGAGCCAATTCCTGATCCACAAACCGGAAGCAGCCTTAGAAAAACAGACATCGAGTTTAAGGACAAGAACAATAATACAAATCGTTGTTATGAAACACGAATAAAAGTTGTGATTGACGATAAAGAGTATGAGATGCAGACGCCAGTAATGAACGGCGCAAATCCAGTAAAGGACAACTCCATGAGCCAACAGAGAGTATGGAACAGCATGTGCAGAGCGTTTGTGAAGTGCGTGGCTATTCATACTGGACTTGGATTTAACTTATGGTTGAAAGAAGAATACAACAAACTGGAAGCACAGATTCCTGGAACTGGAGAGAATCTTGCATCAGAAGCAAAAAAGAAAACGCTTAAAACGCAGTGTACGGCACACGGCATTGATTTAGAAGCTTGGGTATGCGGAAATGGAAAGACGGTGGACACACTTACAGAAACAGAATGCGCAATGATGCTGAATGCGATTAAGAAAAAGTATGGTGATGATTAATGGACTATACAGGGACTTTTGATAGCTTAGCGGTGGATTTTGCCACCAATAAGCAAAAAGCCAGTCTGACGCTAAATGAAGACGCAAGACAGGCATTTGAGAACCTTAGAGGTAAGCAGATTACAATAACGATTAAGGCATACAAGAAAAAAAGAAGTCTCGATGCAAACTCTTACTTTCATGTACTGGTTGGAAAGATTGCAGATGCGACCGGGAACAGCAAGGTATACATAAAGAATAAGCTAATAGCGGAATACGGACAGTACGAAACCATTAACGGTGCATTAGTTCCGCTCCCATTGGACGATGATATAGACGCATACAATGTGGAATTTGTTCATCTGCAACCTACATCTAGGACAACCACCAATCAGAAAGGAAAAGTATTCCGGGTGAATCTGGTAATGCGAGGTTCACATACTTACGATACCGATGAAATGTCAAAGCTGATTGACGGGACTGTGTACGAAGCGAAAGAACTTGGCATAGAGACTATGACACCGAACCAGATAAGCGAAATGAAAGAAAGATGGGGTGTGAAGATTGGCGAAAAGACTTAAAAGTGTATTCACTGACGATATGGAGCACTGCTACTTTACGGGAAGTCCAAACTGTCACAGACACCACATTTTCTATGGTCCGTACAGAAAAAAATCGGAAGAATACGGATTTGTGATACCGTTAGCACCACATTTACACGAATTTGCGCCAGAAAGCGTACACGGGAACCCAAACAGTGGGTTGGACTTAGAACTCAAGCAGATGGCACAGAGATATTTTGAAGAACACTATGGAACAAGAGAAGGGTTCATACAGGTGTTCGGAAAGAACAGGTTGTAACCAAATAAATATAGATTCATGTGGCAAAAATGGAACTATTAACAGGTTCTAACGCATATCATCTCACCCATTCGATATGCACAGCACAAGATATTGTATCACGGCCGGAGAAGCCACACTCCGGCAGAAAGGAGAAAAGCGGTGGGAAAGAATAGAGAGACGGCAGAAAGCTATTTTATTCGAATACCGGATGGACATAGAAACGCAATACAACGTCCGTACGACATGAATGTTGATAGAATCTTTCGAAGAATGATAGAGCATGCGAATAACAATGGTGACTGTATTGTGAATAATGGAGATGGCGTATTCAGACCAATTCCGGGTGATCCGGTAGATGAAAAAGCATTCCATGAATACATTGGGAAAGAATTACATAGAGCCAGAGCAATCCAGTATAAACGGCTCTGCATGAAGCAGACGTTTGAAAGTTGGAAAAAGATAGGTAGGGATTACAATGCATTACATTTTGATGGTGAAAGGCAAGCTGAATAACATGAATGATTATATCCGAGCGCTGAATACAAACAGGTACAAGGGTGCGGATATGAAGAAAGATAATGAATCCCGTGTGATGCAAGCTATATATGAGCAATTCGGAAGATTGCGAATAACAAGAAAGGTACGGATGCACTACCGATGGTATGAGCCGGATAAGAGACGTGACTTGGATAATGTAAGCGCATTTGGGCGAAAGTGCATCCAAGACGCATTAGTAGATACCAAAGTCTTGCAGGACGATGGATGGAAAAACATAGTGGGATTCACGGATGAATTCTATGTTGATAAGAAAAATCCGAGAATTGAGGTGGATATTGAAGAGGTGTGAGCGAGAATTACATAAAACTTAGCAGAAAGATACTGGAATGGGACTGGTATCCAGATATAAAGACGTGTCGGTTGTTCTTACACATGTTGTTAAAAGCCAACTGGAAAGATGCAAGCTTCCGTGGAGAAGAGATCAAAAGAGGATCATTTGTCTCTTCGACATCCGTTCTTTCGAAAGAAACAGGGTTGTCTGAGAGCGAATTAAGGACAGCACTTTCACATCTGAGAAAAACAGGTGAGGTTACATGTAAAACCACAAACCGATATACCGTATATACGGTGAATAACTATGCAAGATACCAGACTGAACAGAAGAATGAAAAAAAAGAAAAGCCGACCAGACAGGAAGAAAAACCGGAGAAAGACAATGGATCCGTTGAAGCTGTCATAAAAGCCTGGAACGATTTGGAAAGATACGGGATAAAACCTGTAAAGAAGATAGAAAAGACTTCCAAGAGATATCAGAATTTACAAGCGAGATTAGAAAGCAACGGATTGGATGATGTCTTGAAAGCAGTGGACAATGTGAAGAAAAGCAAGTACTTACAAGGGAAAGTGAAAAACTGGAAGATAACATTCGACTGGTTTGTGTTACCGAACAATTTCACAAAAGTGTCTGAGGGACAGTACGAGGATAGCGGACAGGAGAAAAAAGGATTCAATAATTTCGATGGCCGGAACTATGACATGAATGATTTAGCGAGAAAGCTTATTACATAGGAGGAAGAAACATGGCAAAACCGGATGGATGCACTTATCCAAACTGTTTTATCTGTCCTTTGGCAGACTGTAGTTGGGCGAGTGCTAAAGCTGAATTACCTGGAGAAACAAAGAAAAAGCGGAGAATAGTAAGACGCAGAAAAAAGAACGATGTTCGGAGGTGACTTTGTGACAAGACAGGAACAGGCTATTGAGGAGTTTAAACGGAAACCACATTATGCGGATCCGTATGAATATTGGAAAAAGAAACAGGAGGAAAAGAATAATGAGCAGTAATGTATTGGAATTAGCAAAGAAATTAGTAGCAGCTATCGAAAAAGAAGACCAGAAAAACAAAGTGATGCTGAAAGATATTCCGGTTGGTGGAAAGTTTGATACTGGAATTGGACGATTTATTGTACTGGAACAGAAAGAAAATTACACTGCAGTTATTACAGAAGACTTATATCGTGAAGATGTGAAATTTGATGATGATTGTACGGAATACAGGAAATCATCATTAAGAGAACTGTGCGAAGGCGAAATTCTCAATGAGTTTTCTGAAGAATTTGGGAAAGAAAATATTTGCACAAATGAAGCCGGATTAGTAACAGTTGATGGACAGGAAGTATTTGGAAAACTCTTGACAAAGGTAAGACCTCTGACATTTGACGAAGCACGTGAATACAATGATCTGCTCGTAAACAAAGACCTACCGGAGTGGTACTGGACTTGCACGCCTTGGAGTGCGAAAGAAAGAGGATGGGAGTATTCAGTAGCGGTTGTTTCTCCGTCCGGTTTCTTCACCTTCATTAACTTCAACTACTGTTGCGGGGTGCGCCCATTCTGTATCTTAAAATCTAATATCTTTGTATCCAAAGTTGAGGAAGATGATGATTAATGGCAGAGAACAAGCGGAAGAGTAAAAAAATAATGAAAGAGGTAATGAAGTGACACGACAGGAACAGGAAGATCGGGAACAGGAACAATATCTTGCGGAGTGGTATAAAAAGCAGAAAGAGAAGCAAGAAAAGAAGAAACGAAAGTTTTGGTTTAGGAGGGATAGACAGTGGGAGAAGTAATAAAAGCTTATAAAGGATTCAACAAAGACATGACTTGCAGATGTTTCCAGTATGAAGAAGGAAAAGAATACGAAGAAGAAAGAACCGAAGTGTGCGAATGTGGATTCCATGCATGCGAGCATCCGTTAGATTGCCTTGGATATTATGATCCGGCACACAGTGTATATCATGAAGTCGAACAGAGTGGAGAGATATCGAAAAGATCTGATGATACGAAAGTGGCATCCACGAAGATTAAGATCGGGGCAAGAGTGAGCATTGCCGGATTGGTACAGGCTGCTATCGAATATACGAAAGAAAGAGTTAAGCCAGAAGCAGAAGCTAATGAGGACTACGGAGCATCATCAGCAACAGGATAAAAGGGAGCATCATCAGCAACAGGATACAAGGGAAAGTCGGCAGCAGAAACCAAAATAGCGTAGCGGTCGCTTGGGGACCAGAAGCAATGGCAAAAGGCGTAAAAGGATCCACACTTGTTCTTGCGGAATGGAAACGGATTGATAATGATGCATGGTACTGGAAAGAGGAAACGTGGGATTTTATAGGATCGTTAATGGTTCGTGTGGATGGCGAAAAAGTAAAAGAAAACACATGGTACACATTAAAGAATGGTGAACTCATGGAGGTAGAAGATGAATAAAAAAGAAGTATTGGAAATCAGAAAACAATTCACACCGGAAAATTGTGCGATCACCCGTATAGCCGGATGCTACGTGGATGGAGAAAAAGAGAAGCGCAGTGAAAGAGAAGAAGCGTTTCTTTCACTGCCGGAAGAACAGGCATTTAAGTATTTTGACATCTTCAAAAAGACGTTATCCGGGAAAATCGGAAAGAACCTGTTGAACCTGGACTACAAACTGAAAGAAAGCAGAAGCAGCGACCCAGAGGGCGAAGAACATGAACTGTTGATGAATCTGAGGGAAAGCAAACTGAGAGACCCGGCATTGTTGGATGAATTCTATGAAAAGATTCTTACGTCTTATGACTGTGCTGAGAATTACTACATTGTGCTTATCCATGCAGTATATGACGTACCGGGAAAGACATCGGACGGAGAAGTGTTGGAAGATGCATCTGAGGAAGTATACGATTTCATTCTTTGTTGCATCTGCCCGGTGAAGCTTTCAAAAGCCGGTCTTGCTTACAACGGGAAAGATGAACGGATGGAAGAGAGAATCCGTGATTGGGTAGTAGATATGCCGGACAAAGGCTTTCTATTCCCGGCATTTAACGACCGACAGACGGATGTACATAGCGCACTCTATTACACCCGGAAATCTGCCGAGGTACAAGAAGAAATGGTTCGTGAGGTACTTGGAATTGATTTTGTTGCATCTGCCGATGAAGAGAAAGATAAATTCGGTAAGTTGTTAAAGAATGTACTTGGAGAAGATGCAGACAGCAAGACCGTGAAAGACATCTTTGAGGGCATATCCGAAGAGATGGAACGCCATGCAGAAGACCCGGAGCCGTACAAAATTGATAGGAACGAACTGAAAAAGATATTCTGTAACAGCGGTGTACCAGATGAAAAGATGGAAATGTTTGAGGGTGCTTACCGGGAGAATATCGGGAATGTGCCTGTTATGGCAAGTAACATTTGCGACAACAAGGTGGTTAATATCCAGATTCCAGAGGGAACGATCACTATTGATGCAGATTTTATCAGCAATCTTGAAATCAAGGAAGTTGACGGAAGAAAATGTATGGTACTGCCAGTAGATTATGTAGAAGTTAACGGAATTTCAACGAAAGCGTAGGTGTGAGAGATGAAATATAAGGTTGGAGATAAGGTAAAAGTAAGAAGCGACTTGAAAGCGTATGAAATATATGGAAGTAATATGCTTACAAAAAGCATGGAAAAATTTGCAGGAAAGACGGTAACAATTTCGGGTGTAGGAATTACTAGTTATGCAATAGAAGAAATGGAAGTCGCCTATTGGACAGATGAAATGCTTGAACCAGTAGAAGAAATGAGTGCGGAAGAACTTGCGAAAATTATCAGCAATATATGCGAAGCGCACAATGAGTGTAGTGAATGCCCTATTCTTGAGGTTAAAGGTGAAGACTACTGTATGATTGGAATAGGTAAAAATGCAGATAAGACATTAAAGATAGCGAAGCAGTGGAAAGCAGATCATGAGAAAAAGCCGATTGAGACGGAAAGTGCAATGTATATTGTTGTAATGGATGAAAAAAGAAATGTGGTATACGAAGAAAAGACTAATGAAGCAGTCATCACTTCAACTATGAAAGAAGAAGTTCTTAAAAAATACTGCACAGAGCATGATGGAAAATATTATGCGATCAGCGAACGTAGATGCGTAGTAAAGGAGTAACCATGAACACAGGAGAAAAGATAGATTACATGATTCAGTGTTTGAAAGTCGAAAAAGCAGAGTGTGAATACGAAGCTGAACGTTATGCACATGAATGTGCTGAGGACTATGACTGGCTGAATAAGCACCATATAATGAACAAGGCACTGATAAGAGATAATCTAAGGAATGTGGCAAGGATGGGATTCAAGGTAGCAAACGAGGTGAAATGATGGATGGACTAATTGTAAAAAAGAGATGGTTAAATCTTATCCTTAGTGGGAAGAAAACTATTGAAATAAGAGGTAGTAATACCAAGAAAATAGGACAGCCGATCTATTTACTGGAAAGTGGGACAAACCTTGTGAAAGGCACATGTATTATAGACTCTACATATCCAATATCCTGTTCTGATTGGTCTGAGGAAAGAGAAAAACACTGTGTTGACATATCTTATTCAGAGTTGAAGAAAAGGTATAAAAGACCTCATGCGTGGGTACTAAGAAATGTGAAACTGACGGAAGAAGAATGGAAGTACGAACATCCAAAGGGTGCGATTATATGGGTAAAAGATGTAATGCCGGCATATGAACTGCAAACTGGATATATAGACGTAATTCTTAGAAACAATATGTAATTTACGGAAAGGAGTACGGAGCTCCGGACGGGCAAAGATATATCGGCTCCTTTCGAGAAGATGTATATACAAGAAGATGATTTGAAACTAAATGACTGGCAGTTCGCCCAAAGAAAGTATCTTCCTTATGAAACAAAGCTCCGGCTTACAGAGACACGCATAAGAGAATGGCATTACAACTGGGCGGGGCAAGTGTATCTAAGCTATTCGGGTGGACTTGATAGCACGGTACTGCTACATATGATTCGAAAAGAATTAGGTGATGATGTTCCGGCTGTCTTTTCCAACACAGGCTTGGAATTCCCGGAAATCGTGAGATTCGCAAGAAAAGCACCGGGAGTGTTTGAAGAAATCTATCCGAGAGATAAAAACGGCAAAAGGATCACTTTTAAACAAATTGTGGATCAGCACGGTTTCCCGCTGATTTCGAAAGAAACGGCAATGAAAATTGAAAAGTTGAGACACGGGAAGTTGAGTGAGAGGTATCGCAATTATTTGCTAAACGGTGATGAACGTGGAAAGTTTGGTATGCTTCCTAAAAAGTGGAGATTTTTGCTTGATGTTGAATTCGATACATCTCAGAAATGTTGCGACAAGATGAAAAAGAAGCCGTTTAAGGAATATGAAAAGAGAACTGGAAGAAAGCCGTATGTAGGCACAACACAGGATGAGGGATTCATGCGAGCGCATCTATACGCAAGCACAGGTTGTAATGTGTATGACGGGAATAAAATCAAGTCGCAGCCATTAGGATTCTGGAACAGACAGGATGTATTAAGATACGTGGTTGAAAATGATGTGGAAATATGCTCTGTGTACGGAGATATTAAGCAAGATCAGCAAGGTAACTATTATACGACAGGAGAACAACGGACAGGATGTATGTTCTGTGGATTTGGAGCGCACCTGGAAGAAGAACCAAACAGATTTCAGAGAATGTCCGTAACACATCCGAAATGTTATGAAATCTGCATGAACCTTGAAAGCAACGGGGTGAAGTATAAAGATGCGTTAGAAACGTGCGGAATTGGTACAGAAACATGGGAGAAGATTGGACAAATGGATATATTTGATTTTATTGGAGGTATGCAATGATCGTAAATAAAGACAAGAAAATACTTGATGTAACGTGCGGATCACGAACGATTTGGTTTAACAAAGAACATCCGGCAGCAGTATATTGCGATATCCGAGAAGAAGAATTAACAGGGATTTGGAAATCAGGTGACGGACAATCAGAACGGACCTGTTACATAGATCCCGATATGCAATGCGATTTTACAGATCTACCATTCCCGGATGAATCGTTTTCCCTGGTCGTGTTTGATCCACCACATTTGAAATATGCCGGGAAAACCGGATGGATGGCTAAGAAGTATGGAAGACTGGACGAACACTGGCCGGAAATGCTACATGATGGATTCCAGGAATGTATGAGAGTTCTGAAAGAAGATGGAGTGTTGATTTTCAAGTGGGCAGAGACAGATATTCCGGCGCAGAAAGTTTGAAAGGCAATAGGGCAGAAACCATTATTCGGACATCATAGCGGGAAGAGATCGGGCACGTTTTGGGGATGTTATATGAAAGGGCAAGAATAGAAGCGAGGTGATGAAATTGTACATTGAATTAAAAGAGATAGACAAAGACACATTGAAAGTTGGGGATGTGGTAGGAGTTATGAGAACCGTCCAAGCCGGATGGAGATGTGGCTTCCGTCACGCTCTAATTACTCCGGCAAAAATCATCAGAATTACTCCGAAACGAACAAAGTTTGTGACAGATAAGTTCGGAGATCACGACAGGTGTGAAACGTTTTACGAATGTAATTTCAACGCTGAAAAAGAAAATGAATTGGCAGAAAAATTCGTGCAGCTTAAGGAAAGTTTATGGGATATTGAAATATTCCGAAAAGGTGGATTGACCAGAATCAGTGATGAAGATTTGCCAAAAGTAGCGGAACACATGAAAGCAATTACAGAGATTTTGAAGAAGTATAGAAAGGAATAACGAATCCTCGGTAAACCGAGGTTGTATCAAGATTAGTATGGTGAATTGGTACATAAAGATTGACGGAGTGGCTGTGCCTAAATAAGCACTTAATAATGCATCCAAGCCGATTGTTAATCTATCCACGATACATGGATTTGTAGCGTGGTGTTATGAAAGTATGTTGGTTTTCAACAGGAATAAGTAGTTTTGTAGCGTGTTATTTAGCAAAGGATGTAGATGAGATTATTTATACTCATGTACCGGACCAGCATCCTGATTCTTTGAGATTTTTGCACGATTGCGAAAGGATATTGGGTAGAAAAATTACAATCTTACAATCTGATAGGTTTTCGTCAGTAGAGGATGTAATGAATTTCACCCACACAATGAACACTCCTTTTGGTGCTCCGTGCACAAGATATCTCAAAAAAGAAGTTAGGAAAAAATGGGAAAGAGAAAATCCTGACCATCATACATACGTGTGGGGATTTGATGTAAATGAAAGAGTGAGAGCTGAAAACACTTGCAAAGCATTAAGTGACTACGATCATGAGTTTCCATTGATTGAGAATGGACTCACAAAAGAAGAAGCTCACGGTATCGCAAGGAAGTTAGGGCTAAAAAGACCTATTATGTATGACATGGGTTATCCGAATAATAACTGTATCGGCTGCGTGAAAGGTGGCATGGGTTACTGGAATAAAATCCGAGTAGATTTCCCAGATGTTTTTGCTAGAAGAGCAGAGCAAGAAAGACGGTTCAACAGGACTTGTATCAAAGGTGTATTCCTAGATGAATTAGAACCAAACAGAGGAAACATTAATACAGAAGTCATGGAAGACTGCACGATAGCGTGCCAGCTTCTGACTTGAAACAAATAATAGTACCTTGACAATTGAATATTGATGGTTGGAATGCTATAATTCCCGTATCAAATATACGGGGAGAAAAATGCCAATGAAATGTCCATTTTGTAAAAGCGAAAATACCGAAAGAATTAGTGGAAGTACAGCCTTAACAAAACGAATTCCAGAAAAAGTAAGCGTGCAAGGGAATGTAACTTGTACAGAACCTGCATATATAATGTCGGTTGAGACGCAAAGGAATATATGTCTTGATTGCGGATTTGTTTTTGAAAAGCTAGACGAATCAGATTTGAAACGGTATAAAGAAGCATAATTTCATCTACCAACCATCAATATTCGGTGGTTGGTATTTTTTTACGCTTTTTTAAGGAGAAAGGAACGAATTATGAGTACATTTGAAGAAAGAATAGCGAAAGCAGTAGTAGATAAAATGAATGACGGAACTGTGGAAAAACTGGTGGCAGATGCAGCAGAAAAAGCTTTGAAAAAGTCTATTGATGAGCAGTTCCAATGGAACGGAGAAGCGAAGAAAATCATAGATGAAAAGGTGAAAGCGGTAATGACAGAAGTAATTGAACGCATTGATCTGAATGAATATGCGGTAAAGCTTGACACGGTTCTTACAGAAATCATCAACAGCACAAATTTAGTTGATAACAAGAAAATCTTAGAAAATTTCAAAGACCTTATGACAGAGCCGGACAAAGATGTAATCAGCTTAAAAGAAGTGTTCGAAAAATACAAGGAATATGTCAGCGAGAGCGTTGATACATCCGAACTTGAAGTATACACAGATGATGAACCGAGATATCAGAATGTGACAGCAGAAGTAACTGTTGATACAAGAAATAGCATATTTGGAGGAAGATTTTGCGATTTGGTTTTCAAATGCGAGGAGGATGAGAAACTGACAAAAGAAATCCATTTGCATGAATCAAAAAGAAATGGATTCAGAATTACAAGATTCGAAAGCGAAATTGATATCAATTCATTAAGATATGTAGATAAGTTTGACATTTTCATGATGAGATTAGACAGGGCGTTCTGTGATATCACGGATGTTATGGATATGTATGATGATGATGTCGAGGTTGAAGCAGAACCAGAAGTATCGTGGAGCTAAAAGGGAGAGAAAAAACTTATGAGATTGGCATATTGCATTGTTATGATTATTCTCTTATGTACGTATATAGCAGTAGAGGAAAGAGAGATAAGAATTGCAAAGGAAGAAGCGTATCAAAACGGATACCGAAAAGGACTGAAAGAATGCCACAAACTTCCGACACGGCCGATTATCTTGGATGATTCTACGGAAGATATTGATTGTAAATGCTCGCACTGTGGAAAGGAATACATAGTGCCGAAAGATAACAAACCGAAATACTGCAGTGAATGCGGAAACTATATTGATTGGGATGATGCGGTACATGGGATGCAGAATTGAGTGTGTAGTAGATAAGGAGAACACCTGTTGTTGTCTGGAATGCGAGAAGTACAAAGAATGCACTATTCTGTGTGATGATTTAGACCAATATGAATACATGGAAGAATGCCCGGATTATGTAAAGGAGGATGAAGATGAGAAAAGAATCACTGATTCATAAAATCTTGAGGAAACTCGGATTTATCAAAGACATTGAGGATGATAGGGAATTAAAAATGGAGATGTGCAAAAGAGCAATAAAGGCAAATGTATGCCCAGAGGATTGCGACATTTGCGCATGGGATGTGAAAGGTGGATCAAGTTATGAGAATCATTAGTCAGAACGGATTACTGGATGTGCCTTATGAATTGATTGCAATTTCACCATATTCGAAAAATATGGCAACAATCGTTGGAACGTTTCCGGGGAATGACCTCGGAAACGGAGACAGAGCTTATATTTTAGCTGAATATTCCACCGAAGAGAAAGCTGTTAAGGCTATGGAAATGTGCAGAAAAAAATATGCGGATGGCGAATATAACAGAATCGTGTTATGCGGAAAGGGAGAGACTATTGGAATGCTGAAGGATGATATCGCAGAAGTTTTCAAGGATGGAATTTGTGATAAATTTACATTCCGGTTTCCGGCAGATGAAGAGGTGGACGTATGATTATTTTATTATTTTTCGTTTTTTTAGGCTTTACGATTTTGGCTATATTAGCAGATGGAGAAGATTTAGCATGCATTCCGCTGGTTGGAGCATTTGTGTGCTTGATTGTAGCTATTGTTTTGTGTGCAGGTGTAAAAGATGGGGCGGTTATAGATGAAAAGATAGCAATGTACAAAAAAGAAAATACAAAAATAGAAGCCCAAATGGACATGCTTGTATCGCAGTATATGAAATTCGAGACGGATACATACGGAGAATTGAAAAATGAAAGTTCAATTACGCTTGTATCTTTGTATCCGGATCTAAAATCAGACGAGCTGGTAAAGAAGCAAATTGATGTGTATGAATCCAATAATAAAGAAATAAGGAAAATGAAAGAACGGAAGATAGACTTAAAAGTGTTGAAATGGTGGTTATATTTCGGGAAGTAGGTGAAATAAATGTACTGGGTAGACAGAAGCACTGGCGAGATCGTATCTGAAAGAGACAAAAATAAACATCTATGGGCATACTATGAATATTTAAGAGATTATGGGAACGGAGTTATTATAGAGAGTTACATAATAGTAGAGAACCCGCTCTGCCGGATAGATTTTGCATATTGTGTCGGCGATAAGTATGTAAACTTAAAAAGAGATTGCCATTTCAAAAATCACGGCGTGAATAGAAACAATGTTAGATTGTGTGCCATAATCGTTCCAGCTAAAGAATATGACGAAAAGATAGCGAAGTTGAAAGATTGGCAGACTATGAAGATCGTGAGGAAAAAGTGAATTTTGCAGCTGGATTCCATGCAGTGAGAGAAAGCCAAAAGGTACCGTACTTTGTTGCGATGATAGAGGAAATATGTTAGTTGGACTTCTGCGTAAAGACGAAGCTGGATATATGGCATATGGCGATGATGGACAAGAAATGTATAACTGTGTTGCATGGATGCCGTTGCCAGAACCTTACAGAGAGGAAGAGTAATTATGAGACTGATTGATGCGGACAAGCTTATAAGAAGAATGAGAATTGATATGGACCGTATGAAATACCAATACAATCTGGATGTTATAGAGGGAATGAGCCTTGCGATAGGATACATAGTTGGAAGTCCGACAGCCTATGACACGAATAAGGTTATCAAACGCATTGAATCCATCAAAGAAAATGGCGCTTGTGCAAGAGAAGATTGTGGACATTGCAAATATTTCAAGACCTGTTGGGATGGCGAAATGAGTGATAGGCTTGCGCTTGATAAGGCAATTGAAATTGTGAAACGAGGTGGAAGAGATGAAGAATAAAGAAAAGTTTGAGAAAGAAATTGTGGAGATTGCGTGCGATGGTAATGATGTCGCAGTGTGTAAATCTACTGGAAAGCCAATTGATTGTTACGATATAGAGTGTGGTGAATGTTCATTACTTGGTGATAAAAGTTGTACGAAATTAAGAAGAGAATGGGCAGAATCGGAGTACATTGAAAAGCCAGTGATAAGCAAGAAGGATAGAGCGTTTTTGGAGTATCTTAATGCGAATATTCATTATATAGCAAGAAATATGGATGGCAGTTTATGGGTCTATATCAGCAAGCCATTCAAGATTATTGATTGTTGGGAAAGTGCTGGATGCGAAATAAACGAAAACTTACGAATTGTTGACATCGACTTTCCAATGATCAAATGGTCAGATTTCGAACCGTGGCTTATCGAGGATCTGAAAAAACTGGAGGTAGTCGAGGAATATGAATAGAGAAAAAAGCGTTAGAGGATGCACTTAATGATGAATGCGTTTGAAGAAAAAACAAAGGAAAATACGGTAAAAAGAAAGAAAAACTACTATTTGGTCAAAAGTGATGTATTAGGATATGCGAAAAGGAAGGGATTGATTAATGGCCGGAGTAAGAGACAAATATTTGAGAGGGGCACATAAAGACATCTACTACATAAGCGAAGAAGACGAAAAAAAGATGTTGAATGAGTGTCAGAGGATGCGTGGGAACGATCAGCTTGAATTACTGAAATGGTGCCAAAATGCGAATAATGACTTGTCTGGTATATTGTTCTTCTCGCTTATAACAGGAATCGGATATGACTATATAAGCAAAAGATACTGGATACCGATTGCACGAAAAGACTTCCAGGGGTATCGGAGGAAAGTCTTAGATGAAATGTACAGGTGGATACTTTGGGGAGAACATGACGATGGGAAGATGGCTGAAAGGTTATTCGGAATAAAAAGGCATAAACATGGGAATACTACCGAAAAGGAGTGATGCGGATGGTAAGAATCTTTGTGAACGGAAAACAGGTGACAAAAGAAGAACTTTCGAATTATGAAATCCATAGCAAAGCGGTAAAAAGGATTCTTTCAGAGAAGTTGACAAAACATAAGTGATATTTTAGAATTGACCTTGATAGAATCTTGGTCAATTCTTTTTTTGTTGAAAGGAGAATTGACATGAAAAAATTAAATGTAGGTTATATGAGAGTGTCTACAGAAGCACAGACCGAAAAGTATGGTCTTGATGTCCAAGAAGACAAGATAAAGGAACTTGCAAAGAAAAGGGGCGTGAAGATAGCCAGATGGTATGTGGACGGGGGATATTCCGGGAGCAATATCCAAAGGCCGAACATACAGAAACTTCTGGAAGATGCAGAAGCTGGAGAAATACAGGCAGTATACATCTATAAGCTTGATAGAATGAGCCGTGATGTTGTAGATACTCTTACGCTTGTGAGTAAGCTTTTGCCGAAATACAATGTAGAAGTGGTATCAGCTACAGAGGATTTGCGGAATGAGACACCGATGGATCGTGTAATGCTTGGCGTTAATGCGGTCATGGGACAGTATGAACGTGAGGTTATCTATATGCGTACAAGAGCCGGTATGGTGGAACGTGTAAAGCGTGGACTGTGGATGGGTGGCGGTACGATACCTTATGGATATAGGTACGACAGGAACGATGGGATATTACATATCATCCCGGAAGAAGCGGAAAAGGTAAAAGCTATCTTCCAGATGTTCCGGGACGGATATTCGTGTGATAGGATTCAAAAAATTCTCGGGATGCATTCGGAGAAGCTCGTGTCGAACATCATTAGGCGAATAGCTTATGTAGGTAAGATACAATATAAAGGGAAAGTATACCAAGGACTGCATGAACCGATCATAGACGAAAAACTTTTTTTTGAAGTACAGGAAGAGATAAAAAAGAGATCAACAAATGCTTATGTGAGCAACAAGTATATGCTTACTGGGTTGTGCTACTGTGGAAAATGCGGTACTAAAATGCGGATGCAGAAGTGGGGAAAGTACACCAAGATAGTATGTTACTCACAGTACAAGGGAAAAGAGCATATCTCTAAGACAGGGAACCCTTGCAAGAACAAAAAGGTGCGGGCAGATGTGGTAGAAAAAGAAGTAGAGGACTGTTTTAAACGATTCATCGTTAATGTCGAAGAAAAAGAGAATGAATCTGAAAGCACTCGGAAGATGATAGAAAAAGAGATATCACTAAGCGAAGCAAAACTGAAACGCCTATATACATTGTATGCAAGCGGTAACTCCGGCACTGATACACTTTTAGATGTCATCCAAGCAGAAGAAAAAACACTGAAAAACCTACGGGAAGAATTAAAGGCAGAAGACATCCGGGAGAAAGCCGGAAGGGGAGAAAAAATAGAGAAAATAAAAGAGATGTCCAACGTGTGGGATACACTGACGGATTCCGAGAAAAACAAGGTGCTAAAAGAGTGTGTTGAAAAGGTAGTTATCACAGGAGATGACATAGACATACATTTTAGCATATATTAATAGGTACTTTCTCGTGTTCCAACCATCACGCCAACAGCGGTAGGAAGTGGAGAAAAAGAAGAAAAGACCAAGATTCTATTATATGATTAAGATAATAAAGACGGGAGCCTAAAATATAAATACATAGATTAATAGAAAAGATTTTGAAAATAATTGAAATCTTTTATTTTTTTACTTGACTAGTGGACACCACTGTGATATAATAAAGACAGTTAAAAAACAGAGAACATCACAGGAGGTAAAGAACAATGATGAAAGTTAAAATGTTTAATGGAGCAGAATTAGAGGTTGGAGAAGAAATTAGATTTGCAGATTTATGGCAGACAGAAGACGGAGATGTAGAGGAACTTCTCGAAAGCGAATGCGTACACGTTGCAAACGGAGAATATGACGAACCAATCATTGCAGATTTCGAAATCGTAGCAGAAGACGAAGAAAATCTAGTTAACACACTTGTAAAAATCACAGACATAAGATAAGAGAGGAGATAGTAATGGAGAAAGCAAAAAGAAACGTAATGATAAACAAAGCAGGAGGGACATCCGGTAAGAATACCAAAAACTACCGTATTTCCATTCCGGTAGGAATGATAAAGGCAATGGGTGTGACGGAAGAGGATAGAAGCGTTGTCCTGGAAGAAAAAGACGGTGTGATCACAATCAGAAAAGGAGGAAAATAAAATGGCAGTAACAAGAACATGGAAAGTATATGGAGCAGAGGGACACAGACAGAGAGAAAGTTTCAGCAAATCTACAAAATATGATTTTTCAGAAAACGGGGAAACAAGAATTGTAGAAGTTATTAATTCTGATCAAACAGGTACGAATGAATATTCGATAATCAGAATCACAAGAGACACAGCAGAAGAATGCGAAGAAGAGTTTGACGGACAACTTTCTGATGGCGTTTTTGAAAATTCAAGGGTTGGATGGTTTGAAGAGATATAAAAGAAAAACAGCGCTGACGAACGGCTATTCGTCAAGTGCTGTTTTTGGTAGTTAATGCATAATTCATACCATACTTTTACATCATTCTCAAGCATTACTTTCCGATAAGTATAATATCAAAAATATGAAGAAAAGTCAATAAAACGCTTGACTAGTGGACACCACTATGATATAATAAAGACAGTTAAGAGAGGAACACATCACAGGAGGTAAGAACAATGATGAATGTAGAAAAAATCTTAGAAACAATTAAAGAAAATGATTATAGCATGGTAGCAATTCGCCATTGTTGTCCGGATGAAGAATATAAAATTGGTGACATTTGTAGAAACAGCTTTGAGTGGAATGAAGAATATGAGTGCAGTTCATATGACACAGAAGAACCAGAGGAAATGGACGGCGTATGTGGATACGCAATGTTTGAACTGATTGACACTGATGATGCAGAAGAAGCAAAAGAGATAATCGAAAGAGCTATTGAAGAATCATCTATCTACGATGGAAACAACATTGTAATAATCGGTGGGGATTCTTACTCTTATGGGAATGACGAAAACGAAGTAATTGTTGAAGAAGCAGAAGTAATTGAAATTGCATAAAGGGGAAAAAATGAGCGAATGGAACGAAATTTTAAAAAAATATGAAATACTTGGAGTGGAAAGCGTTATTCCGATTGCACATATCAGAATAAGACCAGATGTCAGAGTTTTGATAGATGCATATGGAAATTTCATTGGAGCAACAGCAACGAAGAACGAAAGGTGCTCCATCCCGTGTACGATCAATTCAGAAAGTAGGACATCTGGGATAGCGCCACACCCGATTCACGACAATATGTCATATGTATGCGGAGACTATCCACAATATAAAAACCGTCATACAGCATATATGGAGCAGTTGAGGGAATATATAGAAAGCGTAGATGACCCGGTAGCGAAGAGCACATATCAATACTTGAGCAAAAGAGCTATACGCTATGATATCAAACCAGTTTCTGAAAAATTAGATACATCAGAGGAAAAACTTATGATAATATTTTCTGTGTTAACCAAGGAAGAGACACATATGCTTTTTAATTCGAGATATAGGGATGAAGTAGTCTATGCCGGATTAATGGATAGAGGAACTATAAGCACGCAGTGGAGAGATTATTATATTTCTACACTCGAGAAGAATGGTATTTGCGGAATTACAGGAGAACCAGATTATATACCAGACAAGTACCCTAAGGGGATTCGCAATCCGGCAGATCAAACGAAATTATTTATGGTAACACCGAAGCAATTGGACGGGATGCCAACGATAGCGCCTGGGTACATTGCGTCTCAGAAAATTATTCACACATTACAATTCATGATTTACGAGGGTGATTCTTGGGCATATAAGATTTTAAAGGATCAAGAAGAATTGCCGGAAGAATACAAGAAATGGGTAAAAGAATATGAAAGAAAAAAGGCATAGCTAAAAGCTATACCTAGATTCTGAATTTCTTCTTAAATTCTAACATCTTTCAACTCAACGTTCCACCATTGACTGGAACGACACTCACGAAAATCATGGAACCGTGAGAAACAACAAAGATTGCTGATAGATATATATTAATCTTAAAAAGATAAAAAGTCAATATGGAAAAAATAAAAGAGACAAAGAAATAAACATAGAACAACCAAACATTGAAAAAATGTGCATTTTATGGTAAAATATAAGTATCAAAACAGTAATAAAACTAAATAACGGGGACAATGAATAGCACTTCTGACGGTAAGATGTAATTATCGTGGGAGGTGCTATTTTTGTATGCGGAAAAGGTAGGTGAGTGTATGGCAAATCTAAATAGCATTGCTAAGAAGTTACAGAAAGCAATACTACAAAAAGGATTAGTTATAAAGATGGGGACAAGTCAGTTTTATTCTGTGGAGCAAAATAGACTTATCACCATGTACATCCTATCTACCAGAGTATTAGAAAGAAAGAAAAACGGGGAATGGAAATATTATGATTATGAAATTATCCGAACAGCATCACAGATAGAGATTGTAAATTGTTTAAATGATATATGGAGGGCGGTGAAAGAATGATTGAGACTTATGCGGAAGCAACAGAAAACATAATTAAAGAAGAAATGCAGAAGAAAATTAGTGACATGATTACAAAGAATGAAAAGCTGAAAGAAAAGAATGAGTATCTGCAAAAAGAGGTAGAAGACGCAAAGGCTGTCGGAGAACGGGCACTGTGCGAAGTACAGGAACTTACTAAAAAGAATAAGAGACTGGTAGAAGAACACAACAGGCAGAATGGAACAATACAAGCACTCAATATTGCACTGGATGTCATTACAGACAGATACAGTAACCTCAGAAAGAGACTGTGTGGAACAGGCAAGGGTGGTGAGTAGAATGAACGTACAGCTTTTAAGATGCCATTCTAATACTAAAAAATGTACTAGTGTCAACAATGAAGATAGCAGATCTGAAAAAACATGGGAATGTAGAGACGGAGACATATATATTGCAACGGCAGAGATACCAAGAGAGGGAACGGTTATACTTGCAAAAGTAGAGAGAGGAAAGAACAGAAAGTGGTCTGTTAGTAAAAAGGTAATAGAGATTAGCACAGATATGGTAAGAAAGTGTTTTAGCAAAGTAGATGAATACGTGGAAGAGGGTGGGTAGATGCAGAAAGGAAAAGAACTCACTCCGAAGCAGAAAGCATTTGCAGATGAATATCTGACTGATTTGAACGGGACGAGGGCGTATAAAGAAGTTTATAGAAATGTAAAAAATGATGCGACAGCAGCAGCAGCAGCTTCGAGATTGTTAAAAAACGTTAAAGTAAAAGCCTATATTGCTGAACGGATGAAAGAGATACAGAATGAAAAGACAGCCGACCTTGAAGAAGTGATTCGATTCTTCTCTTCCGTCATGCGTGGAGAAGTAAAAGACCAGTTTGACCTCGACGCTACTATTTCCGACCGCCTGTCTGCCGGACGTGAACTCATGAGGTGGTATGAGAAAGCCGATGGAGAAGAAAAAGAAACCGGTGGAATCACGATCATAAATAATATTCCAAAACCGGAGGGCGCAGATGGGGGAGATTAAGCTTACAGATGTGATAGCTCCGGCTTTTTACGGTGTACATTGGGATATCATAGATGGAAAACATACGTATTATGATTTGTCCGGCGGCCGAGGCTCGACTAAATCTTCGTTTGTCGGTACAGAGATACCACTTGGAATGATGCAAGACGCAGTTAATGGCATACATTCAAATGCGGTGGTGTTCCGAAAAGTCGGGAATACACTAAGAGAATCGGTATTTGAACAAATCGCATGGGGAATAGATGCGCTTGGAGCATCGGACGAATGGACATCGAGTTTAAGCCCTATGCAGTATGTGTATAAGCCAACAGGACAGAAGATAATCTTCCGTGGGTTGGATAAGGCAAAAAAGACGAAATCCATAAAGATTAGCAAAGGATATTTTAAATATCTGTGGTTTGAGGAATTGGACGAATTTGCCGGAATGGAAGAGGTGCGAATGACACAACAGTCTGTTCTTCGTGGTGGCGAAAAATTCGTTGTTTTCAAATCGTTCAATCCACCGATCAGCAACAGCAACTGGGCGAATAAGTATGTAGCAGAGCCGAGAGCAGACAGCTTAAGACATAAGAGTGACTATAGATCTGTTCCGGTAGAATGGCTAGGGCAACAATTCATCGATGATGCTGAGTATCTGAAAAAAACCAACCCGAGAGCTTATGAACATGAATATCTTGGAATCCCTGTAGGACTTGGCACAAATATCTTTGAGCTATTGGAGATTAGAGAGATTACAGATGAAGAGATAAGTAGGATGCAATCTATCTACCAGGGCGAGGACTGGGGATGGTTCCCGGATCCGAAAGCGTTTTTACGTGTTGCTTATGTTCCGAACCAACAGAAAGTATACGCACTGGATGAATTGGGCGGTTGCAAAATAAGGAACAGCGAGATGGCACGACAGATCAAAGAAAAGGGATATGATGATTGCGCTATTTATTGTGGAGTGGATGAAGAAGAGAGTATTGTTGACTTCCGGGATGCCGGACTTCCGGCACGTAAAGCAATCGTGACACCGGGTAGCCGAAAGTATACGTTTGAGTGGTTACAATGCCGTACGTTGGTGATTGACCCAAGACGGACACCAAGACTGTACAAAGAGGTTATAGAGTATGAGCATGAGCGAGACGGCAATGGTGAAGTGATAGCAGATTACCCGGACGGTAACGACCACTGGATTGATGCGTTGAGGTATGCTACCAGTCCAATATCTATGAGACGTGGACAGAGTGCGTAGGAAAAGGTGAGCAGATGGGAATTATAGACAAGATAAAGGCGGTGTGGGATAAAGTGTTTAAAGTAAATGATGCAAAAAAAAT